CCTTGCTGATTTATGGGTTATCTTGCACAAAGAGGATAAGGAGTATAATAAGATTAACTTAATAAAGGCAGTAAGGGAGCATTCTAAAAATGTTATCCCAGACGGCTTTAGCCTTAGAGAATGTAAGGATATCGTAGAATTAATAGTTGATAATTATCGTGAAATTGAGTAGTCCCCCTTTAGGATACTGTAAAGGTATCCTGTTCTAATCCTGTTCTAGTAGTCTGTTCTATCTTTATGGTAGACTTTCTACTAGGATAGGTTATATGGTATTTATACCAGTACAATCCCAGCCAGGAATTTTGGTATTTTTATTTTAAACTGGTATTTTTTACTATTGACATCCTTATTCAGATAAGCTATTATTAGAATAGATAAATAAATAGTAAGGGGGAATAATGAAATGGCTCACGAGTTAAGTTTTAAGAATGGTAGCGCACAGATGGCTTACTTTGGGGATTTACCATGGCATAAGTTAGGTATTAAGGTAGATCATCCTATGACCTCACAGGAAGCTATTATAGCAGCGCAGTTAGATGATGAGGTTGAAGTAACTGACTGCTATCAATATGTACCTGAGGGGGATTCAGGTAAATACCTTAGCGTACCAGATAAGTACCTAGTAAGGCGGGTAAGGGATAATGCAGTATATAATTGTGTATCGTCAAGATATGTCCCTATCCAGAACGTTGAAGCATTCAAGTTGTTCGATAGCGTAGTTGGTGGTAACTTTGCAATGTATCACACAGTTGGCAGTCTATTCAACGGTGCAAGGATATGGATACTAGCTAAGATAAATGACGTTATCCATATGCCTGATTCTGATATTGAGAAGTACTTATTACTTATCAATTCCCATGACGGCAGCGATGCCTTAAGTATGTTTTTCACCCCCGTAAGAGTAGTATGCAATAACACCCTGAGATCAGCTTGTGCTAGTGGTAACGCTAACAGATTCTACGCAAAGCATACTACTAATATAATGTCTAAGGTACGGGATGCACAGGATATACTAGGAATAACTAATAAGTTTTTCTTAGCCTTTGAAGAGCAAGTAAAGTACTTAGCTACTCATATGCTACCCCCAGCGCAGGCACCTTTGTTACTTGCTGAGTCCTTTGGATTAAAAGAGCAAGGATTAAAAATGGAAGAGCTATACAAACCAGTTAAGGAAGATATGGAATTTATCTCAGAACTTGCTCATGGACAAGGCAAGGGAATATCAGGACAAGGCACTAAGTACGATTGGTATAATGCTATAACTGAGTATACAGATCATTATAAGACCTATAGGATAGGTAAGTCAGACCTATCTGATTCTAAGAGAATGAATGCTGTATTATTCGGAAGTGGTAACGCTATAAAAGAACGTGCCTTCAGCTATCTGTTAAAAGACTAGATCAAATGGGGGAAGCATAAAACCTTCCCCCTGTCAAGTTAATTTAATACCAGATTGCCTGAAATATGGTAACCTGGTATTTTTTATTTTTAAAGTGTGATATATAGTATTAATACCAAAATCCTTCCTAGTAATTTAAAATTGGTATTATTTTATCTTTACTTTTTATTACAGATACCATATAATAATATAAGAATATAGATTAAGGGGGATTAAGATGATAACAAAGGTTAATTATGAGAAGATTCTATTTCACCTATTTGAGCTAGAGAGACAAGGCAAGTATCCATTAAGGGGGATTGCAAGGTATAGTTTCTATAATTGTGATTGTCCCATAGCTAACCATGCCCCTAATTACTTTAATAATGAGGACTATTCATTCTGTGATAATTATGGTAATATACACTATGACAGAACGCCCCCAATCAAAGCATATACCCCCAAAGATTCTAAATGGTGGAAGTCGCTATATAGCTCAACAAAAAAGGGCGTACTATCTAAGTTAAAAAAGGATATAATAAAATACGGGGATATAGATATAGATAGGTATGATACCCTGATATCTAATCTGCTTACCCTTGAAAAGCATACAGGTAAACCCCTTAAATTAGAACATACCCCTATAATATGCCCTATACTCTCATGTACCCCAGACGAAGACGCAGAGGGTAATAAAATAGACTACTATGGCATGGGTCAATTATCATTTGGGGGTACTATATACGAAGTATACAAGTTATCGGATTCTAGTTGGTGGAATAGGTTATCCAAAGAGGAAACTGACAAATATATATATAGAATGACATTATGGCTAAAATATAAATAATATTATAATAAGGAGGGTTGCCTATGGGACAAAGTATTAAGGGGGTATATGAAACTATATTCTAACCAAGACATTTCAGGGATACTAAAAGAGTGTAGAAAAGGAGGTTATAATGTAAATGCAACTAGGAACAGGATAATAATAAAACAGGATAATATGCTGTACTTTGTAGCTTGTAAGATAAACAACTACTGGGTAAGTAATATCTAGCACCTTAAAAATATTATAATTAGGTTCTGTTCTAGTAAGCTAGAATTGGTATTATTTTAATAGTACTATATAACATGGTATTAATACCATAAATATTTAATATTTCTAGTCTGGTATTTTTATCATTTTACAACTAGGCTACAATGCTTTATACTTATAATAGAATGAAGGACAGGGGGAATTAAATGATCAGTGAGAAAAGGTATCAGAAAATAATAGAGCACCTATTGGAACTGGAAGGGAAGACAGGGGGACAGTTATTAACAGAACCTAGGGTATATATTAACGCTTATAATGGTTATGACTGCCTATGCCCTATACATTGCTTTGCACCTGAATGGGACTCAGATAATAATAAGTATAAGAATATTACCGTAGATCACAAAATAATTTATCAAGATGAGAGTGCCCTATATGAGGAGGTATTATATACTGTATATTCCAATGATGATTCTAAATGGTGGGATAGCATTTGTTTAAGGACTAAGTTAAGAGTACTTAAAAAGATAAGGAAGTGGTTAAGAAACAGATAAAGTATTCAATACCTGTTCTGTTCTAGTAGGGTAAATATGGTACTCTACTAGGATAGATTACTTAAGTTGGTATAAGTACCATAAAACAATGCCAAGGATAAACTGGTATTAATTTTATTTGAGTATATCCTGAAAACATGCTAAGATTAAGTATAATATAAGGGGGTATGAAATGAAATTAACTAAGAATGACCTATCTTTTAACAAGGTTGAAATTGATCACAATGCACTTGTAAGCAGTCTTCAAATAGGCATAAGGTTACTAAGAGAAGACATTAACAAGCTTAATAGTACACTGCTTAATGATCTTATGGAATGCGGGGAACATACCCATTATGGCCTTACTGCTGAAAGGATAGCAGGGGATACAAGGGAACTAAGATTACTATGCGAATCACTGGATACCATCTTAGGTATGAGATCAAGAAGATATACTAAGATAGTAAATAAGTTGCATAATAATATAAAATAGTATATAGTATAAGTAAGTAATAAATAAGGAGAAGTCAATGAAAGGTGCTAACAGAATTCACAGGATGAAATTAAAAGCTAAAATGGATGAGATTAGCGACAATAAGGTAATAAGGTATAGAATACTAAGGTTACAAAAAGCTGCTTCAAGAAAAAACATTAACATCATTGAAGACCCCAGAATAAACTGATATTGATAGGATAGCCCAAAAAGCTATCCTATCTCATTAAGATGGTATTAATACTATATAGTCTCAACCTAGTAAAATTGGTATTATTATTACTTGATAGATTAAATAAGATACTATATACTATATATAGGAGGGTGAAATGAAAGTAAGTAATTTATTGATTGAAGTAACTAGAAGATGTCAGTTATCTTGTAGCCACTGCTTAAGAGGTGGTAAGCAATCTATCAATATAGATAATAGGTATATTGATACCCTATTATCTAAAGTTGACTCTATAGATGATATAACCTTTACTGGGGGTGAACCTAGCTTAAACTGTGAAGCTATAGATCATTTCATAAAGGTAGCTAAAAAGAAAAAGATTTATATAGGTAACTTCTATATAGCTACTAATGGGATTAATCCTAGTGATAAGTTTATATTATCTTGTATTAACCTGTATTCTCTATGCCAAGATAATGAGATATCACAGGTACATATTTCAAATGATGGCTATCACATAAGTACATTGGATAATAAACCTAACTATAATAAACTACTAACACTATCTTTTGCTAGTACTAAATACAAAGATGGTGAATTTTATGACCCAATATCAGAGGGTAGAAGTAAACATAATAATAATAGGAAGCCTTACGATTCAGGATTTGAAGTTGAAGAAGACGATTATGTAAATGATGGTTTATTATACCTTAATGCACTAGGTGAAATTATATCGGGGTGTGATTGGAGTTATGTTAACCAGAAAAAGCATAAGGTATGTAATGTTAATGAGTTAAGTATTGATAAACTGTTAAGTTATAATAAATAATTGCTGTTCTATAAAATAAACCTGGTACTATTTTGTACCAGTGTAAGTAAGATGGTATTAATACCATAACTAAATCCCTTATAATAAATGGTACTTTATTAATTTTACATTCTTAATTAGATATTATATAATTATAATATAGTAGTAAGGGGGAATTAAATGAATAGAGTAAGGGTATTCTACAAAGTTGATTCAGATTTTAAGGCTTGCTTTCCAACATTAAAAGACGTGCTATTAAAGTATGAAAAAGTAATGGACTCATTCTTTTGTAGTGAGGTGACTAAGGGGAAGATCTTTGATATACTAAATACTGTCCCTGATAAGTATTTGACAGTAACTCAATGGTTTATAAGAGATCATAGTTTACATACTTCTATGTCAGTGGGTGATTTACTAATGATAGAGGATAAGCTATATGAATGTTGTTCAATAGGCTTTGATAGAATAGCATAGGTAAAGGGCGAAAGCCCTATATAATATGGTATAAATACCAGCTTACTAGGATGGGATAAAATTTGGTATTATATTGATTTGAACTATACTATATTATATGCTATACTTAAGTATAAGGATTAAGGAGGATGCAATGACACTTACAGAAGCTAAACAATTAAAGCAAGGCCAGTGGATTTATTCTACCATAAAATTCAATGTGGATAAAAAGACACCTATGAGGGCAAGGGTGACATCCATTAAGACTTGGAAACGTAGTCCTGATAGAGTAGAAGTACATGTAAAGCATGGTCTAAGAGACTATTGTGTATTTACTGAAAGCGAACTATCCCAGATAAAGCAATAGGTTAGTATACCACTAGCACAAGTTGCGGCGTTTATTATAAGCGTTAGGCTATCAGTGCTAGTGGTATTATCTTATTAAATATATATGGTATTAATACCTTAAAAGTTGTATAAGTAATAAAATGGTATTAAATATATTTTACATCCTAGTAGATCCATGGTATACTGATATTATAGTTTAAGGAGGTTAGTTATGGCATTTAGATCACTTATTAATAACCTATCATTCAAGGAAATGCACATTGTACGAAATAGGTATCATGAATTGAATATGCTATCTATGGACTACATGAATTGGGTAATCGTGGATATTATAAAATCTAGGCAATTCTCTGTTAGGCACTGTTAAAATATAAACTGTTAATGCTGTTCTATACTTTAGAGATTGGTATTTTCTCTAAAGTATTTTATTAATATGGTATTAATACCAACCAGGAATAGATGACCTAAACTGGTATTATATTAATTAGACATACTTATTAGGTTATGATAGAATTACACTATAATGAAATAAGGAGTATATGAGATGTTTGAATTAGTTATTGATGGTAACAATTATCGTGCCCAGGATATTGATGGTATACTGGACTGCCTTATTAAAGAGTGGCAATGGGAAGACAATGAGACTAACATTGACAAAGTAAGTAAAATAGCCTATGTAGACCCATGCGGAAGATATGAATATTGGTATAAGAGTATCTTTAAGCCTGTGACCTATGTTGAGGATTTAAGGGGTATGGTAACCTTTTATTACTCTATATGTGATATAAAAGCACGTGAAATAGAGATGGCAGAAACTGAATTCCTACAAGCTAAAAAACAGGCTGATGATCGTTTCTCTTATTGCATAGACAGGTTATTTGACGAGTATGTCTATAGCGATGAGAGATAGCAGAATGACTATAGGATAGGGTATAATACCCTATCCTATGTAAGGAGATATATGAAGGATTATTATTGTCATGGTGGTAAAAGTAGAAGTGGTTGTTTTTATTGCCCTAAGGGATACCTTAAAAGAGTAGCTAATAAGACATACCTTAAACTAATTGAGATTGCTTATAAAAATATAAAGTAGAACGGCTGTTCTATATTTTTTAAATTGGTATTAATCTATTCTATAAAAATATAAATGGTACTGGCTGTTCTACAATATTTGGATTGGTATTTTTTCTTGATGGTATCCTTAAATTGGTATTAATACCAATTTAAGCAGCATATTAGAACATATGTGCTATTTACTAGAATATATCAATACTCTTTACTTTTTAGCCAGGATTATAATATCCACAATACGATTAATCGCTAAACACGCTAGAATTGATAACACGCCATTATTGGTAGTAAACCATAGTAATACTATACCTAGGTAATAAAGTAGTCACTAGATCAATTTTAGCTACATAAAAACACAGTATTAGACCATTAAAATTAGCGGACTATTACCAAAACATGAAAAACAACATATTGATATAAACTGGTCACTAAACTTAATAATGAATTGTAAGAGGACAACTTTTAAAATTTGTCCTTAAATATGGTATTATTTATTGCAATTTGGTATTATTTTATGATATAATAAAATTATCTGAGATAAACAGAAATAAATAAATAGGCGGTATCTAAAATGGAAAACGAATTAGTTAACACAGTAATACACAATGCGGATAAAGTACGCTTTATTCAGCAGAGAAATGCAGAATACGAGATATTACTGAAAAAGTCTCGTATACTAGCAGATAGTCAATTATCCGCTAGTCACATCTTATACAATGATAAATATAACGAATCATTGTCTTATGATAACTTCAAAGAAGCATACTTTGAAGCTATTCTAATAAATTTGAATACCTTCAAAGGTAGTCAAGGTAAATCCAGCCACCAGTTAGAAAATGAGCATATATTAAGAAGTCAGGCTGAAATGCTTAATTTATTAACTACTCTGAATAATCTTAATCAATTATCTATTACTACAATTGATAAAATGAATAAGACTAAACTAGTAAACTTAGTTGTGAACATTAAGAAGTCAATAGAAAGACTATCATATACGATGGACTCGCAAACAGTAGTTAATGAGTGTAGAATTGACTTGACTAAAAGTAAAAAGTCACTTCATGCGCTTATTCACCCTATAACATTTATAAGAGGTACATTCCGTCTATTTAGATATGACTTCGAGGGAAGAGAACGTGTTAGTTCATGCCGTATAGCATCGCAAGGTGGCCATAGTCCAGATGATATAGGCAAGTCTATTACTTATGCTGTCCCAATAGGTAATCACTTTTATAAAAGCGGCATAATTCCACAACCTACCAAAAGCGGTAAAGTCTATTTGAATGGTATAATAATTCAGGAAGACCATTCAGTAGATTAACACAAAGTATATCAAGTGCCTTGCCAGTTCCTGCTTAGAACTGGTAATAAATATAGGAGAATAGTTGATATGAAGTGTTCAAGATGTGGAATAGGAATAGGTAATGGATATATTGAGGAGATGTCAATAGATGGTATATGTGAGACCTGTTATAATCGCATAAACTATGTTAAACCTATTGAAGAGGATTTGCAGAGAGCCTGCGATGAGGAGAGAGAAGTCTGGAGGTTTCCAGTTAAGCCTCTTCATATGAAATTGTAATATAGTTGATACAGGCCGTGTTAAACCCACGGCCTGTTTTATCTAAAGTATTGATATGACTTATATCAATAGTACTCCCCCCAGGGTATCAATAACTTTGATACGGTCTATGTCAGGTGCCTGGGGGTTGTGTTACCCAAACTTGATATTAAAGAAAAATACAAACTTAGTTTACATAATATAAATTAGTTATGTTATTAGTAACCTATGGACAGGTATATACAACCACTGGACAGGTATGTACACCTATAGACTATTCTAATATTGTTGACTTTTATAATATATTATTGTATAATATATTATGAGGAAGAATATTGACTTACTAGAGGGTGATGTTATATTATCTCTTAAGGAACAGTGTAATGGTTTATGTGATAAATGCTATGTTAAATTTAAGTGTTATATTAATGGGGATAAGAGGATTATAGTTACTAGAGAGGAATTAAGTAAGATGAAATACCTTAGATTAGATAAAGTTAAATGGATTAAGGAGTTATACCTTGAAGAGATTGATAGTCAGTAAGAATAGAAAGAAGAATATGTTACTAGGTGAGTGTAATGGTATATGTAGACAATGCCCCGTTAAGTTTATTTGTTGGATAGAAACTGAGGGGGAAATAGATTATATTCATTTAGATATTAAAGATATTGACAAGATGAGATTTGTGCGGTATACTTAAAGTATGGATAGATTATTACTAGAAAGGGAATTAGAAAAGTATAAAGTAGTAATCCCCCATGAGATTAATAATAAAGCTGAATATACTAAAATGCCTGGAATGATTAATGTATTTAGAGGGTTAATACATAATGATCTTCCACCTAGTTTAGATACATTCCTTAAAAATTATAAAGAAAAATTTCCAGAATACATAATTCAAGGCAGTATAGGTAGATTAACTAGAGCTTATCTCTCTTTTGTTAGAGAATACCACCTTGGATTTTTATTAAAAGAAAACTTTGATAATGTTATCTACGACCTAGAAAAAGATATTAATGGTGTAGATTACGTTATTTTACATAATAATAAAGTATACAACATCCACGCTTTTGTGGATACTAGAAGGGGAAACAAGTGGCGGGCAGTTAAGGAAAGAAGGCATAACTTTCAGGGGATTCATTTGGATTTACCTCTTAACCTTTCAGAGGGTAAGAGGGTAGGTTATTTTATACTTTATACTCCTAGTAATATATTATATATATATAATATAATAAATAATATAACTAAGTAGGTATTTAATACCTACTTAGTAAGAAATTAAGATATTATATCTTAATTTCTAAGAGTACTTAATATATAACTAACCTAGTATTAAAAGATTAATATCTCCTAAATACCCCCTATAGTCCCCCTTTTGAGGTTCTTTTGATAGAAAAGGATTTAGACTTAGAGATAAAAAAATTAAAAAAAATTTATACAGACTTTAAAACGTATAATCCAGATAAGAAAATTCAAATAATAAAGAATATGTTTGAATTTATGGATTCAATAGCAAAAACTGAAGAAGAGTTGTATTATTGGTTAAAGGAGCATTAATGAATTGCAGGATAGGAAAACATAATAAAATAAATAAAAAATATGAAAATATAGCTTGCCATTGTCCTTTGATAGGTGGTAAGGATATTTGTTTATGGTGCTGCCTCCATATTGCTGATATATCAGACCCCAGTAAAAGGCAAGAAAGATTGGATAGCAACCCAGACTTTATTAGCGTTCCAGAAGATTTAAAGATGCCTTGGGATGATATTAGAAAGGTGTGTGTAGGTTGCTCACAGAGGTAGTTGACTTTTCCATTTTATGTGGTATAATAAATGAGTAAGGTTGATAATCTTTTATCCGAGTTAAATAATCTTCCTTCTGTTTTTACTTATGATGAGCAGGAATTGATAAGAAGAGTATTTATCTCTATATATAACCAGATAAGCAGTACTATTGATAGGAATACTGCAAAAAATATACTACACAAGACGGAGTGGATTATTGGAATATAACAGAGAAAACCTGCGTAGCGAGAGAACCCTAGTTCTATTTGGGGAATTAACTGAGGAACAAGTAATGAATTTTACAGTTGATTCTATTCTTATTAAAGGTACAGACCCTGTTAGAGTCTTAATATCATCTAGTGGTGGTGAGGTTCATCTAGGTATGACCATAATGCATCTTATAAATGATATGAAGAGAAGAGGAATAAAAGTTATAGGTGAAGTATGCGGTGAGTCTTGCTCTATAGCTTTCTTTATTCTACAATGCTGTGATGAGAGAGTAGTTAGCCCCACCTCTATTTTAATGATTCATGGTATCTATGCTGAGGGTGGTGGTGATAGTAGGCAAAGGGAATCAGAGGATAAACTTTTATCCTATTGGAGAGACCAATTATCTTCCATTTTAATTAATAAGTCACCAAAGAAAAAACCCAAATTCTGGAAAGATTTAATGAAGGATGTTAATCCATTATACCTAACAGGAAAGGAGGCACTAGACCTAAACCTAGTGGATAGAATTATATGCTAGTAAAATATAAGAAGATTAATGAAAATGCCAAGGAACCTACAAAATCACATGAAGATGATGCCTGTTTTGATCTATATGCATCAGAGTATCACATGCTATTCCCTAGTGATACCATTAAAGTAGGTACTGGATTAGCTGTAGAGATTCCTAAAGGGTACTGCTTGAAGGTTATACCTAGAAGTGGTCTATCCTCAAAGAATATTATAATCCTTAATAGCCCAGGCACTATAGATGCTAATTTTCGTGGGGAGGTAAAGATAATACTTCGTAATATAGGTATTGATATAGCCCACATAAATATTGGGGATAGAGTAGCTCAGTGTGAACTTAAAGAAGTTATTCCTTTAACATTTGGGGAAGTTGAAGAACTTTCTGTTACAGATAGAGGTGAGGGTGGGTTTGGTAGTACAGGGATATAAGGAGGATTAAATGAACTTAGTTGAACTTAGAGAGTTACTTGACACCCTTGGTCTAGATGATAATGGAAAGATTTGTATCCTAGTAGGTAAAACATCAGATGATGAATATGAGATAGTTCAGGTTGATTCTGATGGTAAGATGGTAGTATCTGGTGGCTGAATATTTCCTTATACATTTGTGGTTGAAACATGAGGGTTAGTAGTATATCAAGTACATGGCTAGACTACCCAGATAATTATAATCTAGCAACTATATTGTATACTGTTGGTTGTGATATAAAGTGTAAAGGATGTCAAAACCAAGAGTTTCAATCCTATGATAACCCAAAGTATCCAGAAGTTACTGTGGATAGCCTATATAATACCCTTAAGGCTTACACTAATGCAACTAGGTCTAATAAGGTAGTACTAGAGGGTGGTGAACCATTAAGTAAGTATAACATAGATTGTGTTAGAGAGTTTCTTCTTATTCCAGATTTTGATTTTTGTGTATATACTGGATATAGTATAGATTATGTTATTAGAAATGGGATAAGTGGTGCAAAGTTCTATAAATGTGGTGCATATATAGGGGAATTGAAGGATACAAGGTATCCAAGGATGATGAAAGACTCATACTTTCATCTAGTAACCAAAAGTTATATAACGAAAAGTATGAGTTAATTTCAGTTGATAATGCTTATTATTTTAAAGAGGGTTAGATATGTTTGAAAATTCTGGATTAACATCCAGTTTAAATAGGGTTAGAGGAACTCTAGAGAGTTCCCTTAAGAATAACTATGGTAAAGAAGATCAGCAATTAGTTGATAATATATTGAAAGTTCATGGATTACATAAAGATGATTTTGATTTTATTAATAATCTTGAGAAATTAATATCTTCAAATCTATCAGATGCTGGCATTGATACCAATGCCAATAAGAATGAACAAACCATGACAGGAATGCTAGTGGAAACAACCTCACCAGTAAATAAATTGGTGGGGTATCGTTATTTATATAGAAAATTAAAGGACATGTATGGGAAAGAAGAAGCTAATAGACTTCTAGGTGAATTATATGACTATAGTCTAGCTATATCTGATAGTTCAAAAATCCTTTTAGCTTACTGCTTTTCAGTTGATGCTTCTAAATTGGTACTAGATGGTAGACCCTTTGGTCAACTACACTCTGCCCCACCAAAAAGAATTTCATCCTATATCGCTTCTCTTAATGAGACTATACACCAACTTTCAAATCACCTTGCAGGTGCTTGTTTATACAAGGATCAAAAGATTATTATAAGAAATGATAAAACTGGTAATATCTATTCCTTACCTATAAAATCCTTTATTGATACTTTTACCTTAACCAACAAGTTTGATTGTGGTGGTTTGTGGGAGTATGAACCAGTATCTTCTTTTAGTGTCCTTGAGAATAGGGGTAATTTTACCCCAATCAATAAAGTAATGAGAAGGAAATATACTGGTAGTATCTATAAGATTACTACAAAATCTGGAAAAGTAGTGTGTACTAGTAGTGACCATATCTTTAAGGTTTTATATAAAGGTAGGGATATAGAAGTAAAAGCAAAGGATATAAAACAATATGATACTGTATATAATACACAAATAGGGACTAAGATAGTTAATATAGAATCACAAGAGTATAAGGATGGTCAATTCATTGGCATACTCTCTGGTGATGGAAACATTACAGAGAAGTATCAGATAAGAGTAGCAATAAACTATAAACAAACCTTTATTTCAGACTTTTTAGATTCCTATCTTGGTGTAAACAAGGGTACTCTAAATGACGGTCATGGTTGCTATGATTATAAGATATACAACAAGGATTTTATAGACAAAGTTAAAGAGAAATTTATTGGGAATACATTATATACTAAAAATATTAATGTTAAAAGTTATTCATTAGATTTCTTATTGGGATTTTTAGATGGGATATTAGTAACAGACGGTTTCTTCAATAACTCTATAGGGATAAGCCTATGCAATAAGGGATTAATTGATTCTATAAAAAGTATACTTGAAATGGTAGGTATTTATAACTATACATACTCAGAATATATGGATAATAAAGATAATAAGTCTATTCTATATAGATTATCCATTCCTTTATTTACTAGGAAGTACTTATCTCTAATGAATACTAAAATATACCAAACTAATTTATCAAGAAAAACAAAATGGGTAGGTATACAAGACGAAGAAGTATCCTATTTTGGAAAGTATGCCTTTAGTCATTCACAAGGTATAAGGTGTAGTAACCCTATAAAAACATATAAGGAAAGAGAAAGATTACTCTATCCTAGTAGTAACACAGACGTTATTGTATCTGTAGATATACTCCCAAATGATGATGATTATGTTTATGAACTTGAAACAGAGTCACACTGGTACTCTGCTGGTGGTATATTAACTCATAATTGTGCTATTGGTTCTTTCTTTTTGGATGTAGCTCATGTGGGTATATTCAGAGAAAAGATTACTTTGGAAGACCTAAAGACTAATGAAAAAACTAGGAAGTATATAGAAAATTGCTTCCAGAACTTTGTTCATTCTGTAAATCACCTTAGTAGGAATGCTGTGGAGTGTGTTACAGAGGATACAGAAGTCCTTACACCACAGGGGTTTAAAAAGTATAATGAACTATTTGTGGGTGATGATATATACACGTGGAAAGATTCAGAGTTGAGGGTACAGAAAGTTCATAGGGTAAATGTATCCAAATATAGTGGTGATATGCACCTATATGAGGGGAGAGATTATTCACAACAGGTTACCCCAAATCATCGTGTACTAAGAAAGAAATTTAATAAAAAAGAATATGAACTTATTGAATCATCAAAGATTATTAAAGATAAAACCTCAATAACTTTTCCAGTAGCTTGTAATAGATATAGTAAGGAAGACTACCCAATTTTAGATTCAAAGTTGAAGCTGATTGCAGTTATTGCTTGTGATGGGTGTCTTTCTGGTAACAAAATAAGTATTACTAAATCCCCAAATAGGGAATATAATGATACATATGTAAAGAAGTTACTTGAAGAGAATAATATTGAGTTTTCAGTTTCTAGTATAGAACGATCTTTTGGTTGTGCTGAAGATAGGTTTATTAACAAGAAGTATACAGTCAGTGTCTTTAGTATTCTAGGTGAGGGTAAGAAGGAATTACTTAATATTTTTAACAATACAAAAGAAGAGTTACCAAGCTTTTTGTCTGAGTTAAGCAGGAGACAAGCTAAGTTATTTATTGATACTTGGTCACATTTTGATGGTCAAGTAGAGGGGAATAACTACAATAAAACTTGTCTTCAAGTAGATAATGATATTATTGCAGACCAAGTTCAACATATTGCGTTTATAGCAGGGTTCAGTAGTCATAAAAGATATGAGTGCCTTAGTAATAAAAATCCCACTTTGTATGTAAAACTTTATACAAGATCAGACAAGAATGGGTCTGGGAAAGTAGTTAATTATACTGGTGTAGTTTGGTGTCCAACTACAGAGGATGGCATTGTAGTTTATAGAAAGAGTGGAAGGGTATTTATATCTGGAAATTCACCATTTTCAAATATATCAATATTTGATAGTGTAAAGCTACGTACACTCCTTTCTAGTGAGAATATGGGATGGTATTTCCAAGATGTAGAATTAGAGTATGTTGTTGAATATATAATGGAATTACAGAAAATATTTATGGATTTCTTTGATAAAGGGGATGCTCTTTCTGGTGGAAAGCCATTTCGCTTTCCTGTTTGTTTTCCAGGTAACGAATCTGTAATAATAAATAATAAATTAACTACATTTAAGGGTGCCTTTTCATCATTTAGTTATGGTTGGACAAGAGGTATAAATGGCATGTATACTACTAAAGATTTTAATGAAGTTAAAATTACGTCTGTGTATAGAGGTACATCAAAGGAGTTCATAGATATAGTAGGGCTATCTGGAAAGGTTATTAGAGTAACTCCAGAACATAAATTCCCACTATCTAATGGTCTGTTTAAATGCGCTAAAGACCTAGTTAAAGGTGATGAAATACCACTATCTTTATCTTGTTCTATTCCAGTTAAAGAAGAATTAGTAGTATCAGACTATGTAAATGATCTATCTGTATTAGGATATAAATTACGTTATAATAAACACACTGAGAACTTATTAAATACTCTTGGTTACACTTTATGCAACAATACTATTCCATTTAATCACAAAAGGAGTATGCCATATAACTTACTTAAAGAACTTACTGATAATGACATATTGTGTAAACCAGATGAAGAATTAGTTAAGACCAGAGAATCAAAACAGAAGGGGGCTATTAATAACATCATACCCTTTGATTTCTCTTTTGGTTATTTTCTTGGACTTTACTATTCAGAGGGGCATAATTCTAATGGTGAGTTGGGTCTATCCTTTAATAAAAAGGAGACAGATTTAATTACTTTCTCAAAAAATTTTCTAGATTCCATAGGTATACATCATACACAGGAGAGACCATCTCTCATTTCTAATGGAACTCAACTATGTTTTTATTCAAGAACACTTGGAAACTTATTAGATACCATAGTTGGTAATGGGTGTGAAAATAAGGAATTTAATCTAGACCTAGTATATACCCCAGACGTATTTAAGTGGGGTATATACTGTGGTCTCATAGAAGGAGATGGCCATGTTAATAGATATATTCATTTTACAACAGTAAGCAAAAGGGGTGCTGAGTCAATACAGTATCTAGTAAACAGTATAGGGATATCTTCTAAAATACGGGTTATCCCCCCTAGAAAACACCCATTTTTTAAGAAATGTAGTGAGTCTTATTACATTAGTTTTAATAAACCACTTACTCTATCATTATTAAGTAGGTTTGAAGTTTGTAGTGGTAAGTTTAAGAATGGTGAATTTCTTAAGTACTATAGTGATAAGGAACTTAAACTTAGAGAAGTATTTAAAATTACGGGTATAATTCCTATAGTTTTGGATAAGCAAGAGGATGTATATAATATGGAAGTAGAGTCAGAAGATCATATATACACATTACCTTGTGGAGTAAAAACCTCTAACTGTACCATAAACTGTTCAAAAAAGACTAATGGGGATATAAAGTTACAGGATTTAGAGTTTGTTAAGATGATATCTAAGCATGATATTTTCAGATATAATATCCTAGTAAGTGAGGGTAGTAAGGTTGCGAGTTGTTGTCGTTTGGTCTCAAATTCAGAGATGTTTGAACTTGGTGGACAATCTAATTCCTTTGGTGGTTCAGGGTTATCATTAGGTTCACATAGGGTAGTAGTTATTAATTTTAATAGAATAGCATTAGAGTGTTCTAGTTATTCAGACTTTCTTACTAGGTTAGAGAAAAGAGTTGATGATACCGCTAAAATATTGGTAGCTCATAGGTCACTAATACAGGATACAGTAAAATCTGGATTACAACCGTTTATATCTAATCACTGGCTTAGACTAGATAGGATGTTTAGTACTATAGGAATAATAGGGAATACAGAGGCTAAACTAACCCTAGAAAAAAGATTTGTACATTATGATGGTGATATAATGGCTGATATGCTATCTCTATTAGATAAGAAGGCAAAAGAGGCTACTACAGCTACCTCAAAACCATTTAATATAGAGCAGATTCCAGGTGAGACAATGGCTGTTCGTCTTTGTAATGTTGACAAAATGATATATGGTACAGAGTCAGTGCCTTTTGAGTTATACTCTAATCAGTTTATTCCTTTATGGGAGAATGCATCTATATGGGATAGAATGGATACGGATGGTAAGTATAATAAGTTGATAACTGGTGGCGGTATAGTTCACTTTAATCTTGGTGAAAAGACTACATCAACTCAGAATATGAGGCTAATAAACTATGCAGCGGAATCTGGATGTGAGCATTTTGCTTTAAATTCAGTATACAGTGAGTGTGATAATGCCCATGTAAATTTTGGTAATTTAGAGGTATGCCCAGAATGTGGTAACCATATAATTGAAAAGTATACTAGAGTTATAGGGTTCTTTACCCCAGTGTCTTCTTGGAATAAAACAAGAAGGGAATGGGAATTTCCTAAGAGGTCGTTTACACCTGTGGATTAATATGAAATATGAATGCTCTATTTGTGGAAAAGAGGTAATTGGTTCAAACCTATACTGTAATAATTGCTACACAGTCTGGAAAGAAAGTATATTCTCAAAAGAACCTTGGGTTGTTTATCTTCGTAATCTAGAAATTAACAGGAGGAGAGAGAAATTACCTGTATTTGTATACTTAGGAACTAACCTAGATATAAGTCAGGATGGCATTATATTCAGGAGAGAGGATGGGTAGAAAGAAAAAAGGTTCTGAGCTAGAGGATAGATTAAAGAAATACCTTGAGATATATGAACTAGATGAATTAAATTCTGCTAATGACCTTGAATCTTTAAGGCAATTGTGTCAGTATGAGATAAATGCTAGGAAACTACAAGAGAGGATAGACTCTTTAAATCCTACTTCTCAGACTAGTGAAATAAAGAATTTAACACAAGCCCTTCAAACAACAACTCAAGCTAGGCTTGATGTTGAAAAAAGCTTGGGTATTGATAGACAGAGAAGACAATCAGAATCAGAGGAATCCCCTCAAGCATATATTTTTAGATTACAATCTCAAGCTAAAGAGTATATGCAAAAAAGGTTAAAAGTATTGAAGTGTCCTCAATGTAACATATTACTAGCAAAGTATTTGGTCTATGTAACAGAAGACGGTGAAAAGGGTGCCATAGCCTATGAAGGTAAGGAAATAAAACCAGTATCTTTTACCTTCTCGGTAGAGTGTTCAAAATGCCATAATATTTGTACGGTTAACAATGAAACAAAAGCAAGAACTTAAAAGTGTAGATTTAGATGTACTTGAAATAATAGAAGACAAGTACCTATTTGCTGAATTCATAAAGAACACCACTGAGGTATTTGAAGAAGGTGAGACAAAACAGTTTCACCTAGATAATTACCAAAAGAGGATGATTCTTGATGAGTCACATTATATTGATGTATGTACAGGTCGTGCTTCAGGGAAGTGTAGTCCGTATAATACCCTTATAACTTTAGGTGATGGTTCTCAAGTAAGGATAGGACTATTATCCAATAAAGAGTTTGAGGCTATCTCTTATAATGAAGACCTTAAACCTGTAATATCTAAGGCTAGATGTGTTCCTGATGAAATAAAACAAGTATATAAAATCTCACTTGAATCTGGAAGAGAAACTGAATGTACAGATAATCATCCTTTCTTTACTATTAATGGTTGGGTAGAATTAAAGAATTTAAAAGTAGGTGACTATGTAGCTATTCCTACTAATTTAAGTGAATTTGGCTATAAACCAGTAGAGTCAGACTTAAGATGGGTTAGAGTAAAAAATATAGTACCTACTATTATAGAACAAACATATTCTATATATGTAGAAAAATATCATAATTACATACAGGATAATATATTAGTACATAATACTGAGGTGTTACAATTACGTATATTACATGATGTAATATCAAATAAGTTCAAGACTGGTAGTGCAAATGAAGTTTTATTAGTTACACCTAATCGTGCACAACTTGACCCTATATTTCTTAGATTTATTCAATTATTTAGAAAACATCCACTTTTAAAACATTTTATTGATAAGAATTCTATTAATGTATCAAGCCATGAAATAAAATTATTAAATGGTTCTATGATACGTTGTAGAATTGTAGGTCAAGCTGGAGATAGTAATGTCGTGGGTATGCACGTTCCCCAAATTTATGTCGATGAATCACAATTAATAAATTGGTTAGCATGGAACTCCCTGCTTCAAACATTAAATGGGTGGGAAGATAACTTTGGTGTTTGGGTTTCAGGTGTACCTAATGGTTTAAGAGAAAGAAACGTACTATTCGTATGTGATCAACAAGATGAAAAGTTTTCTAGGCATAATCTATCTCGTTTAATGAGTCCACGTTATACAAAAGAACAGTATAAAAATGACCTTAAGCAATATGGTGGTGAAGATTCTGATGATTTTGTGCACCTAGTATGCTTTCCAGAGGGTACACCTATTGTTACTAGTGAAGGTATAAAAGATATAACTAGTATAAAAGTAGGTGATTATGTTCTTTCTGCTAATGGTTTGTATACTAAAGTAACTGAAATACAGAACAGGGAATATACTGGTGATTTAGTAGGGATAAAAACTTTTGGTGACTATAGAACTTATTATTCTACCCCAGAACACCCAATTCTATCCACTAAAACAAGTAAGTGTACATCCTGTGGAAAGTTTGATTGGAAATGCTGGTATGGGTGTAATAAATGTAATAAACAAGAGTATATTAATTATAACAGGGAGTTTATTAAGGCTAAAGAAATAACTAAAGAACACAGGTTACATTATCCATTATCCAGCTATTCTAATAATATTAGTAGCATAAACATAAGTGATTTAGTTAGTGATGTAATACTAGTTGGTGATAGAGTTAGGGTATCTAGTAATAGAATTAAAAGTGGAAAGTATATTAATAATAAAACTATAAAAGGAGACCTACAAAACAAAGTAGATTTGGATTATGATTTTATGACGCTACTAGGTTGGTATTTAGCAGAAGGTTCATCTATAAGAGAACAGTGTTTACAGTTTTGTTTGAGTGGTGATGAAACCAATGTTGCCAATAATCTATCTAGAATTTTAAAGGATAAATTTAACTTAACTGCAACTATTAGTAAAGGTAGAGGTAATAGCCTTTATGTTAAAGTGTATAGTACTTTATTATGTAGACTTTTTGTATCCTTGTGTGGGAAGTACTCTTGGGGTAAAAGTATTAATCCAATTATACTAAACCTTAATATTGATAAAATTAAACCTATGGTGGATGCTTATTTTGAGGGTGATGGAACAGTGAGAAAAGGGGATAGATATAATGAGAAATCTTGTGTATCTGTTTCTATAAATTTAATAAATAGCATAAGATTGCTTCTATTTAGATTGGGGGTGTTCTCTACTATATCTAAAAATCCTGGTGGAAGACTAGTACAAATATTAGATAATAAAAGTAAAAATACTACTAGAGATTCTTATGTACTTAGTCTTACAGAGGACAGTAAACGTAGGTATATCAATGATGGTCTTTATACAGTTAGAGTTAAAGAATTAAATAAATTACCTTTTTCAGGTAAGGTATATAACTTAACTACTGAAAGTGGAACATATTGTTTACCATCATACATAGTACATAATTGTGGGGAACATGGTAGTCCAGCCTTTAGTGTATTTGATAGAAAATTGATGCTAATAGAGGACTATCCAGTAGCAAGAAGCAGTATTAACAATATAAGTCTAGAACAAAATCAAGGTAATTTTAGTTCCTTGTTAGATTGTCCTGAACCATTGACTCATGACTTAATTTGTTTGGCGTGTTATGATAAAGATACAGAGGTATTAACAAATAGTGGTTGGAAGTTATTTAAAGATGTAACTTATATAGATAAGTTAGCTACTCTTGGGGTTGATAGGAATATAGAGTATCAATTTCCAAGAAAGCTTATATCCTATAAATATACTGGTGATATGTATAATATTGGTAGTAGGTTTATTGATCTAAAAGTAACACCTAATCATAAAGTATATGTTTCTCATAAGAAACGTGGTGGTTACATCAATAATAAATTTGAACTAGTAAATATTGAGGATGTATCTAATGATTCAATGAAATTCATGAATACTTGTAATTATAAAGGGGAGACAAGGGATACTATAAGTATTCCAGGGTATACTAAAGAGGTTATAGGTAAACGAGGTGGTATTAGGGTATACAAAGGTAAGGAAAAACCCCTAGAATTAAAAACTGAAGTATTTATGGAACTTCTTGGATATTTTATATCAGAGGGGTTTACTGGTTATGGAAGAGTTTGTATTAGTCAAAGTAAAAAAACAAATTATGAAAATTTTGTGGTTATAGATAACTTTCTTAAGGATAATGGGTTTAACTATACTAGTAATGATGGTGGTTTTACCCTCTATGATACTCAATTAAGTAATTATCTAGGTGGATTTAGTATGACTAAATCTTACTTAAAGTACATCCCTAGAGAATTTCTTAATTTAGATAAAAAGTACTTACTATACCTATTTAAAGCTCTAATGTTAGGGGATGGTACAAAGGGTTATAACCATTATGGTACTTCCTCTAAACAGTTAGCTGATGATTTCCAAGAACTAGTTTTTAGGCTTGGGTATTCTGGAATAATAAAGGTTACAGATGATATAGGGAGAAAAGCACCTAATGGTTTTACAAGAAGGGTTTTCTACCACATTAACTTTCAAACTAAGTACTTGAACCCAGTTTTAAATACCAGAGGGGTACAACATGTTTCTACTAGTACGTATGATGATATGGTGTATTGTGCAGAGGTTCCTAATCATATTCTTTATGTAAGAAGGTGTGGAAAACCAGTGTGGTGTGGAAATTGTGATTGTGGTTTCTCTAATGACCCATCTATATTTACTATTTTATATCTATCTAAGGGTATATGGAGAGAGTTAGCTAGGTTTGAACTAAGGAGAATAAAGTACCCTATACAAGCTAATATAATTGGATTCCTTGATTCAATATATAGGTTTAATATGATAACCGTTGATAATGGTTCAAGCGGATTAGCCTTACTTCAAATACTAGCAGATTTACCCCAATTTAAGGATAAAGCAAACCTAGATAGACTAGTACCAGTTGATTTTCAAGGTAACGTGGTAACTGGGTATGAGGAAGATGGTACTGAAATTAAGGATAGAGTAAGAAAGTTCACTATACAAACTCTACAAAAGTGGACTCAAAATGATCAGATAATAGCTTTATCAAGACAAGATGATGATGTAATATCTGAGTTAGAGAGGGTTGGTTTTACAAGAGATATGCTAGGTGTTCCAAAGTATTTTGTATATTCCCCTAATGGTGGTCAGAAAGGGGATGATCATATCCTTGCATCATTATTGACTTGGGTATATGGTATATATAATAAAATGTATTCACCAACACAACCAAAAGGTATAACAGGTAAGTACAGTGACCTAGCTTCTGGTGGTTGGAATAAGAGGTAAAATGGATAACAAATATAGTAACCTAGCACAAGCTGAGTGGCGTTCTAACATAATGGATAGCCCAGGTCAGAGTGCATATATGTATAACTATAAGGATGACCTTAACATTAGTAAAAGGAATTACCACGATATTGTAAAGATGTGCAGGTTCTTCTATAAGTTCGATAGTATAAGTGGGTGCTATGACTCTGAGACAGAGGTATTAACTAGAAATGGGTGGAAGTTTTTTAAGGAAGTAACTAGTGATGATGAAATAATGACACTAGATAAAGAGACAGGCACTATAGAGTATCAAAAACCAACAGGTTTTGTAAATAAGGCTTATAAAGGTAAAATGGTTACCTTTTATAATAAAAAAAGTGGTATAAATCTTGTTGTTACCCCAAACCATAATATGTTTGTGTCTTTTAGAACACATGATAAGAACTATAATAAACCTATTGAAGATTGGTCTTATGAACTAGCATCTGCTGAGAGTACTATTGGTAAACAAATAAAGATAAAGAGAGATGCAATATGGTTAGGTAAAGAAGAGGAATTTTTTGACTATAAAACTATACACGTTAAGATGGATGATTGGTTAAAATTTTTTGGATTTTGGGTTGCAGAGGGATGTGTTAGTAAGGTAGAAGGTCAACACAGTATTAACCTAACTAATTCAAACCACGATACTTTAAATGAAATAAAAGGTATCCTTGAATCCTGGTATATCAATATTCATAACTTAAAGAACAAAAATTATATACAATTTTCAAACAGGCATATACATGAGTATCTAAGGGAGATTACTGGTGCTCATAATAAATTTATTCCTGAATTATATAAGAATTTATCTACTAGACAGATAAGGATTCTCTTGGATTACTACAGAAAAGGGGATGGAAACCATAGTGAGAAGTCTAAGAATAACGGTATGGTTTGTTGGACTAGTTCAGTAAAATTAAGGGATGATTTAATGGAGTTAGCTATTAAATCAAGGTATAATGGTGCAGTATATCGTTTATCCCATAAAGCTGGTGTACCTTCTTACTTTAAGAGTCAGAATAGATTTATAACAGCTAACTATGATGGGTATACGCTATCTTTCTTAAAAAGAACGAGTGGGTCAAGGCTTAGTCCTAAAGATGTATCAGTAATTGATTATGATGGAACTATTCACTGCGTAGAAGTACCTAATCATATAATGTATGTTAGAAGAAATGGAAAACCTTGTTGGTGTGGAAATACTATCCTAAACAAGATGGTCGATTGTTGCATTTCAGCTATTAATGTTAAGAGAAATAAGTGTACTGATAAAGAGATTAGTGTTTACGGGGCATTAAATCCCACACTAAAGGAGTTCTTTAGAAACGCTTGTCTTGAATACCTTCTTTCTGGGTTAGTAATACCACATTATGAGTGGGTTAGAGTTAAAGGTAGTGACCTATCACATAATCTTGATTCAAGAACTAGATATATCCTTCCTAGTAATTTCTGGTTTAGAGACCCAGCATCTATTAGTGTAAAGTTTACCCCAATACCAAATAATAGATTATACTTAGTTAAGGTATCCCCAGAAATACTACGTATAATTAAAGAACCAGTATCAAGCCTATCACCAGAGGATATTGAGGCTAGGTCATTACTAGAGAAGAATTATCCTAGTTTTGTAAAAAGAATAAGAGATTCTAAGGGCATTACTATATCTATTCCATTAGAGGATATAAGACCTATATTGGCTAGAACATTACCAGAAGACCCATACCCTATTCCATATATGACTAATGCATTGGAAGCACTATCTCATAAAAGAAATCTTAGAAAGATGGATTATAGTATAGCCTCTAGGGTTACTGCTGCTATCCAGATGATAAAGCTAGGTGATAAGGATTTTCCAGTAACAGATAATAGTGATTTTGACTCAATTAAATCTCAAATGAACTTCTGGACACCTGATGGTATAAGTGAGAGGGTATACCAACTATTTGCTAACCACACTCTTACTATAGAGTGGATATACCCTAATACAGAGGCTATGTTGAATCAGGAAAAGTACAAGTCAGTAGATGAGGATATTATAGCTGGATTTGGATTCCCTAGAACTTTAATTACAGGTGAAACATCTAAATCTAATGTAACAGGAGGTTCTGATCTAGCTACATTTAGTCCTATTGCTACTATGGATGCAATAAGAGATAAATTTGTACAGTGGGCAGTTGATTTGTTTAAGGAGATACAAGAAAAGAATGACTTTAAAGGTGTAGCTGAACCTACTTTTGAACCTATGAAGCTATATAAGCTTCTTGATTTGAATACAATAGGTGAGAAACTATACTTAGAGGGTTCTCTTTCTAGAACTACTAGACTGGAGATGCAAGGTCTTGATTTACAATCAGAACTAGAGAGGAAGGCAGAAGAGAAGGAAATGTATGTAAAGTATGGTGTTGATGAATCTCCAGTGGTTCCTTATTCATCCCCAAATTTACAGAATAAGGAAACAACACCAAAGGCAAAAGAGGAAGTAAAGTAAAATATAGGGTAAGTCTAGTAAACTTACCCTATACTATTGCAAAATACAAAAAGTGTGGTATAATTAATATAGAGTAGGAATTAAAACATACATAAACTTGGGGGTAAGGTACTTGAAAGTAATAATATCTTTTGTAACATTTAACAATTTAAAGTATACTAAACTGTGTCTTAATTCTATAAAGTGCTCATATCCTTATGAGATACTTGTTATAGATAATGGTTCTATTGACGGAACTCAAGAGTGGCTAAAAACACAGAATGTAACCCTTATTGAGAATGGTCAAAATATGGGTGTTCCTTATTGCTGTAATATAATGTATGACTATGCTTGGAAGAACAATAAGGACAACTACCTAGTAGCTTTTGCTAATGATATGATCTTTCTTCCTAATACAATAGATGAGCTAGTAAAGGGTGCAGAAGAGACACCATATTCTGTTATTTCTGGTGATTCTAGGTGGAGTCCCTATTATCTTGCAGTTAACCCAGATTTAAGAAAGTACTTTAAAGGTGGTAATAGGATATCCCTTAATGCAAGTACTATGGCTACATGGTCTCCAGGTGATTACTACTCTCTTATAGAATCCACAGGACAGGAATTTGTTGACATTCTTATTAAAGACCTTTCTAAAGACTTACCAAAGCATGAAGTCCTATCAATGGGAGATAACTGTTGGTTTGTTCCAGGTCATAGAATATATAAGTATAAGTACTTTGAAACAGTAGGATATTGGGATGTTAATTTTTATCCTATATATGCTGTTGACTTTGATCATGCTGTAAGAGCTAAGATCATGAATCAGAAATGCTATATGCTACCTTCCTCTGTTGTATTTGAATTCTGGAGTAGAACATTATATGAGGGTGTAGTTCCAGTAATTGATAGAAGAAGGAATGACTACTTAATAGATAAATGGGGTGGTGATAATTATGTTAACCATAAGTTTAATGTCCCATTTAATAATTTAGGGTTACCTAAAAAATATGAGGGGTATGATACCTCTAGTGTTAGTATACTATCCAGAGTTGGGGAAAAGGAAAGGATAAAGCAGTTAGGTGGTTCTGATATTAACTTAGGTATAAGACCAGTAATATCAGGTAAAAATGAGGAGAATTATTCATTTGAGTAATATACTAATTATATCTGTATCTAGTGATATAGGAAGGGAGTTATCATTAAGGTTTACAAACAATGGTGATTCAGTTATAGGGACATCTAGGTCTAAGGTAAGGATGCCATTTATGGTATTACCATGTGATATAAATTCTAAGGATAGTGTAGATGGGTTTATAAACTCTCTTAAGTTAATACCTTATTATAGGTGGGATACCTTGATACTATGTCCTTGTAATCCTCTTCCTATAGAACCTTTCTTTAAATCGGATTTTAATGCTTGGGAAGAGTCAGTAAATACAAATGCTATAAACCAACTTAGACTCCTTCATAGATTATACCCATTGAGATCATCAAGACCAAATGTAGTATTTTTCTCTGGCGGTGGTGTTAATAATGCAGTAAAAGACTTCTCTGCGTATACTATCTCTAAGTTGATGCTTATTAAAATGTGTGAGTTTCTAGACAATGAAGATACTAATACCAACTTTTTTACAGTTGGTGTAGGATGGACTAAGACTAAAACTCATAACCTTATATTAGAAAATACACCAGTAAATTCAGAAAAGCATATAGAGACCCAAAAGTTCTTAGAAAAAGGTACTGGAACTAGCTTTGATAATATATATAAATGTATTACTTGGCTTTGTAAAGAAGGGAAAACAGTATCTGGTGGAAGGAATTTTTCTGTAGTGAATGACTGTTGGGGATATGGATTACTTAGGGATAAGCTACTAGAAGAACCAGATATGTATAAATTAAGGAGAAGTTTTAATAACTGGAAGGTGAGGGATGAAACTAACTGATTTTGTTGCTAAGTATATAAAAGAAGAATGTAAAGTTAACACTGTATTTGGTGTTACTGGTGGTGGTGCAGTACATATATTTGATTCAATTAGTAAGGTTGATATAAAGCCAGTATTTATGCACCATGAACAAGCCGCATCTTTAGCTGCTGGTGGATATGCAAGGATAAATAACAATATTGGGGTTTGTATTGTCACAACTGGCCCAGGTGGTACAAATGCACTAACAGGGGTATTATCCGCATGGACTGATTCAATTCCACTTCTAGTAATATCTGGACAATCCAGATATTCCTTCACTTCCCAAGGTAAGGGCATTAGACAACTAGGTAGTCAGGAATTTGATATCACTTCCCTAGTAAGTAAAATTACTAAGTATGCAGTGACAGTTGATAATCCTAAAAAGATAAAGTATTACCTAGACAAAGCACTTTATCTAGCTACTAATGGTAGGAAAAGTCCTGTTTGGGTAGATATCCCATTAGACTTTCAAATGATGGATATAAATGTAGATTCACTAGAACAATATGTTAAGCCATCTTTAAAAATGTATACCATTCCGTCAGATGCTTTAAGCAAGTTATATAGTGAAGCAAAGAGACCTTTAATTCTAGCTGGTGCTGGAATAAGACTTTCTGGTGCTGCCGATAGTTTTAGGAATTTTATAGAGGATAATAAGATACCCTTTGTGTACTCTTGGAATTCTCATGATTTAGTATATGATTATCATCCCCTAAATATCGGATTAATTGGTATAGCTGGTAACAGGGGAGCTAATTTAGCTATACAGAATTGTGACTTATTAATATCAATAGGCTCTCATCTAGGGGTTAATATAACATCTACAAATATAGAGGGATTTGCACCTAAAGCTAAAAAAGTAGTAGTTGATATTGATCAAGTGGAATTAAACTACAACTATCTAAAGGTTGATCTTAAAGTTCTTAGTGATGCTAACTATTTTCTTAATTGTATATCTCTACCTAGTAAGGATAATTCAGTTTGGCGTTCCCAATGTAATACCTATAAAGGATATAATAAGGTAAGTAGTAACACTATTGATTATACTTGGGTTAATCCTTACAATTTTATAGAAGAGTTATCAAAGTATAAATCTTCATATGCTGTTGATGGTGGTGGTACTGCCTTGTACATATCTAATCAAGCTATTAACCTAAGACAAGGTAGTAGACTTATTGTTTCAGCTTCCCAAGCACCAATGGGTACTGGATTACCTGAAAGTATAGGGGCTTGCTTTGCTTCAAATGGGTATAGAATAGTCTGCATGGTTGGTGATGGTAGTTTTCAATTCAACATACAAGAATTACAAACTATAGTAGAGCATTGTTTACCTATTAAAATAGTGGTGTTTAATAATGAAGGTTATTTAGCTATAAGGCATACCCAAGAATCTTTCTTAGATAAGAGATATATAGGTTCTTCTGTTGAAGGGAGGTTATCTCTTCCAGACTATAGAAAAGTTGGTAAAGCGTATGGAATTAGAGTAATACGAGTTAATAATGATGCTGAGTCAATAGACGCTATAAGAGAAATGATGTCAGATAATAACCCTTGTATTTGTGAGATAATGGTATCACCAGAACAAAAGGTTACACCATCAATGGGTTTCATAGATAATGGTAATGGTACCTTTTCTCATAGACCTTTAGAGGATATGTGTCCATATCTTGACAGGGAAGAGTTAAAAAGACTTATGGTAGGAGAATAATGAATCAGGAAGAAGCATATAAAGAGGGTACCAAAGATCAATTTGTAGAGGGGATAAAACTAGGCTCATGGACTTCCTATAGCCTGTTAAATGACCCTAAGCATATGTGCTTTGTACTATCTAGATATAAGTTTGTATCTAGGATGTTGGAAGGAAAGAGGGATATCCTAGAAGTAGGTGCAGGGGATGGTTTTGGGGTACCTATAGTAGCTAAAGAAGCTAAGTATATACTTGCAATAGACCCTGAAAGAAGGCTAATAGAGAGTAATAAAGAAAGGCTTAAAGCAATAGGTAATATTGAGTTCAAAGTACATGATATGAGTACCTCATCTTTATACGTTGATACTGGTTACACAAAGTTTGATGGTGCTTATTCTATAGACGTTATTGAACATCTTGATAAGTCTAAAGAAGATAAATTTATGTATAATATAGCAAATAGTTTGAAGTATAATGGTATATATGTAATGGGTACACCTAACTTGTCAGCTAGTATGTATGCCTCTAAAGTAAGTGAGGTTCAGCATATAAACCTAAAGGATTATAAATCACTTAAGAATCTGATGAGTAGATTCTATGAGAATGTACTTATGTTTTCAATGAATGATGAAGTTGTCCATACTGGTTATTCAAATATGGCTCACTATCTATTTGCAGTTGGGGTAGGTGTTAAATAATGAATACTGCTTTAATAATACCTGTAGTTGCACCTACTGAAACATATAAAGAGTGTATCAGGACACTTCTAGATAGTAGTTATGATCAAGATATTTATGTAGTATCCCACAATAAAGAGTGCAACATCAGTGATAGGATAAACTTTGTAAAGATTGACAATATTAGTCCTACTGATACCCTGATATATAAGGGGTTTAAAGCATTTACTAGAGAGTATGACATAATAGCTTATGCTCATAGTGATGTTGTATTCTACAGAGAGTGGTATGATTACCTTGTTAAATCTTGGGATAGTGTAGATAAGTCTAGGATTTGGGGTATATCAATACCTTGGGGAAACATAATCACAAATAATAGTGCTCAGAAATTTGGTTTTGGAATGGATATTTACAATAGTGGGTACTTTTCAAGACTATCCCCCTGTAATTCATTTTTATATAAGGCTTATAAGGATACAGTAGAAAAGTATGGGGGTGATACATACTACAATCTAGAACTTCTAATGTCATATGAAACTATGCTAAATCACATGTGGAGTGTGTGGGCTAATGTTCGCCCTATATCACATAAATGTAATACTGATACACCTTTATTAGGGGGAGATCACTTTTCAAGGTATTTAAGAGAGGATTATGACCAGTTTTTTAAGCTAATGGGGTATAACGTTGAACATTTTATAACTGTATGGTGGGGGTACATTCTAAAGAGTAATTATGTAAAGGTTATAGACTGTATAAATAACAATGATTTCAATAGTATAGATTACCTGATAGATGAGGGTTTATCCTTATTAAATACCCAAGAGTGTAATACTTGTAAATGTAGGTGTAGATCATACCCTAATAAAAGGAAAGGTTGGTAAATGAAAGTATCTGACTTTGTTGTTAAATTTATAGAGAACTTAGGAGTAACTAAAGTGTTCCTAGTTAATGGTGGGGCAGTATTACACCTAGTAGACTCTATATCAAAGAGTAAAAAATTAAGTTATGTTTGTAATAATCATGAACAGGCTTCTGCTATGGCTGCCGATGGTTATTCTAGAGTATCTGGTAATATAGGGGTATGTATAGCTACAAGTGGGGCAGGTGCTACTAACTTGCTAACTGGGGTAGCAGGGGCATATTATGACTCTATTCCCTTACTAGCAATAACTGGGCAAGTTACTACTTCAAGGATGAAGGGTACTAGTGGAGTTAGACAACTTGGTTTTCAAGAGACTGATGTTGTTAGTATTTTTAAACCAGTAACTAAGTATGCAGTTACTGTTATAGACCCTTATAAGATCAAATATGAACTTCAAAAAGCAGTATATATTGCACAAGAAGGAAGAAAAGGTTCTGTACTAGTGGATATACCAGATGATATACAAAGAATGGATGTAGATGTTTCAAAATTAGAGTGCTATGTACCAGAAGTATACCTTGATCTTTCTATCCCCAATATTAACAATGTTATTTATGAGTTAACTAGGGCTAAGAGACCAGCTTTAATTCTAGGTAGTGGGGTATTTTTATCTAAAGCAGAGAAAGAGGTACTTACCTTAGTAGATAAACTACAAATACCTGTATTACAGACTTGGGGGGCTACAGGATTACTACCTTACAATCATCCTTTAAATGCTGGATATTTTGGGCAACATGGCTCAAAAGTAGGAAATCTTACAGTACAAAATGCTGATTTATTACTTGTGCTAGGTAGTAGGCTAGATAGTCATATGATAGGGAGTAGACCTTCTGATTTTGCACCAAAGGCTAAAAAGATTATAGTGGATATAGACTCATGTGAGGCTGATAAAAGTAATCCAACTATAGGTATATCCTGTGATTTGAAATTATTTACTATTGGGCTAAATGCATATAAGTTTAAACTAAATAATATACTAGAGTGGCATTGTACTATTAATTCTTGGAAACAAGCTTATGCTAATATATATGGTTATACATACACCATTGACCCTAGTATATTCTTCTATAACCTATCTAAGTTTGTTAATGATGATGATTTAATACTTGGTGATACTGGAAGTTCTTTAGTATGGTTAATGCAATCATTCATGTTTAAAAAGCAAAGGATTTACTCAGATTTTAATAATACATCAATGGGTTGGTGTTTACCAGCAGCTATAGGGGCACATTACGCTAGTGGGAAAAAGATTATAGCTACAATGGGGGATGGTGCTTTACAAATGAACATTCAAGAGCTATCCACAATAAGGTTACTAAATATTCCTATTAAGGTATTTAATATTAATAATAATGGGTACTCAATGATGAAACAGACTCAAGATGATTGGTTAGGTTCTAGGTATACAGCCTCAGCTTATAATGATATTGGTTTTCCTAATTTTACTGAGGTATCTAAGGCTTATGGGATAAGAACAGAAGAAGTTATACTCAATAAGGATATAAAAGATACCATTAAAAGAGTATTAAAGGGAAATGACCCAGTATTTTGTAATGTTATAATACCAGATACCCATAGGATATCACAAGTAGTAAAGTTTGGAGAAAAACTAGCATGAGTGAGGTATTGAGTTTAAGTGAACTCTCTGATAAAGTAGAAGAATTAAAGAGTAAAGGAATGACTGTAGTATTATGTCATGGTGTATTTGATATACTACATATGGGGCATTTAAAACACTTTGAGGAGGCAAAATCAAAAGGGGATATTCTAGTAGTAACTGTTACTCAGGATAAGTTTGTTAATAAAGGCTTTAATAGACCTATGTTTACAGATAGTATAAGAGCAAGATTACTATCAAATCTATCTATAGTTGATTATGTAGCTGTAAATGAATATGAGACTGCTGTTGAAACAATAAGATTAGTTAAACCAAACATATACGTTAAGGGTATAGAGTATAAAGGTCTAGATAATGATGCAATAACAAAGGAAGAAGAGGCAATACATTCAGTTGGGGGTAAAATAGTATTTACTGGTGGTGAAGTATTTAGTTCTTCTAAGATTATAAATAGTATGAGCCTTCCTGAAAACACAGTAGAGTACTTAAATAAGTTTCCATATTCTTATATTGATATTTATGATTGGATAAAGAGAATAGAGGAATTAAAAGTACTAGTAGTTAGTGAAAGTATTTTAGATATATACCAATATGGGCATTCAATAGGTAAGTCGGGTAAATCACCAATAGTTGCCTTTGAATTGGGTAACAAAGAGGAATATCTAGGGGGTTCATGGGCAATACGAAATCACCTATCTTCCTTTGTTAATACCGTTAATATAGTAGATTCCAGTACTATTACAAAAAAGAGGTATATTGAAGGTAATCAAAAATTATTTGAGACCTATGAATATAGTGAACACCAGCCTTTTATACATAACTCATTAGATAAGTGCATTAGAGACTATGACCTAGTAATAGTAGCAGATTTTGGACATGGATTATTAACTAGGAATGTTAGGGACTTAATAAAGAATAAGGCTAAATATTTAGCAGTAGCAACACAAAGAAATGCTGGTAATATGGGGCATAATACTATTAGAAAATATTGGGATAGGAAAGATAATATATACATTTGTATAGATGAGGATGAATTAAGATTAGCAGTGCATGAGAAGTATGAGAGAGATGATAACTTATCAATTATTATACAAAATGAGTTACCAAAAACTTCAATAATAACTACTGGAGAAAGGGGATGTATAGCTTATAATAATACTATTCCATCTTTGACTAGTAATGTTATTGATACAGTTGGTGCTGGAGATGCTTTCTTTTCTATAACGTCCCCATTAATGTGTGTAGATGCCCCCATTGAACTTGTAGGTTTTATAGGTTGTGTAGCTGGTGCTATAAAGGTATCCTATTCTGGAAATAAGAGGAGTGTGTCTAAGAAGGATTTATTAGAATACTCTAAGACACTACTAAAGAGGTAAAATGATATTAGTATTAGGTAGTAGCTCTTATATGGGTGGTATAGCTGTTGATGCCCTTTTAACCGAAGGATATCAAGTTGTAGGTATAGGGAGAACAGTAAATCATAATATGTTTAAACCCTATAGTGCTAACCCTAAGTTAGATAACTTCAAAGAGTACCACTATGACATAGTGGAAGATTTTGAGGCTATTAAAGACCTTATAGATAGAATAAGACCCACTATTGTTCTAAACTTTATAGCATTAGGTATAGTTGATGATAGTTGGGATTATCCTAGTGATTACTTTGATGTTAATTGTTCAGCATTAGTTAGAATAGTACAATATCTCAATACTCAAACTTATTTACAGAAGTTTATTCACTCATCAACTCCAGAAGTTTATGGAAACAAACCTAAACTGTTCAAAGAGTCAAAAATATATAACCCTACTACTCCTTATGCTGCATGTCTACATCCAGATACTTTAGTTTTACTGTCAAATGGAACAGAAAAAGCAATAAAAGATATTGTTATTGGAGACTTAGTTCAAAGTATAAATACTCTTACTAATAAGGTAGAATCAAAAAATGTAACCAATGTTTTTAAGTATAATTGTAAAGAATTATTAGAAGTCAACATAAGAAATAGAAAAATAAGGTGTACCCCCAACCATAAATTTTTAGTCAAAAGACCTAAAAGATACAACAATAAATTAGATTATCGCCAAGATATTGGGGCATTGAACACCACTTGGGTTACTGCTAAGGAGTTGCAGAAGGGAGATTGGGTAGCTACAACCAGAGAAAATTATGGAGATATTACTAATTATTTCAATGCTAGTTTTAACAGATTTTTAGGTTATTTTGTAGGTGATGGTTATATTAAAAAGGGAAGTAAAAACATAACTACTACTAGACAACAAACCATAACATTAGCAGACGAAAAAAAAGATTTTGTTGAATATTATATAAATTTAATAGGTGGTGGGTATTTATTAAAACACAAAAGTAAAAATTGTTGGTATGCTTACAAAGGGGATATTTCTTTAGTTAGACAAATACAGAGTCTAGGATTAGATAAGAAAGCGGTTAATAAAGTACTACCACAAGAAATTATTAATAATTCTATAGATAATATTAAGGAATTTTTAGGGGGATATTTTGATGCAGATGGTTGCTATTGTAATAATAAACTAGAATTTGGGTCTCATTCTCCTGTATTAATTAGACAGATAAAGTATTTACTATCTCGTTTGGGTATTTATTCATATATAAATGGTGATAAGGTAATAATAACAGACTCTAAATCTGTAGGATTATTTTTTGATACTATACCAAGTTTGAAGCTTTATAATAAACCATGTCCTATCATTAAATCTCAAAGAACAAATGAAGGTAATATAGTTTGGCAACCAATAGATAAACCTTTATTAAGTAATTATTGTGGTGATGTAATTGACATAGAAGTTGCGGATAATCATAATTATATTATAGAACAAGATATTATTAGTCACAACTCTAAAGCAGCATTTGATATGTACTTAGAAGTTATGTACAAACAATATAGATTCCCCTATGTCCTATCCAGATTTGCTAATATATATGGTTCATGCCAACAACTATTCAGAATAGTCCCAAAAACTTTGACAACAATACATAATTGTGGTATACTTAGATTAGATGGTAATGGTGAAACTAGGAGATCTTTTGTTCATCGTAAAGATGTGGCAAAAGGAATTATAGACTTGGTTAATACTGGTAAGCATGACAAAGTATATCACTTCTCTGGTTCTGAATACCTTAGTGTAAAGGAATTAGTTGAATTTACTTGTTACTTAACTGGATATAATTTTAATAATTTAGTAACTAATTCACCAGATAGAAGAGGTAAGGACTTAGACTACAATATGGATTCTAGTTTAGCCAATAGTGAATTAGGTTGGAATTCTACAGTTAGCCTAGAAGAGGGAATACTAGAGACTGATAAGTGGTTAATTGAAAATTGGGAAGTATTTAATAAAGGGGGGCTATAAATGAAGAAAAGTATACTAGACCTAGTAAAAATGAAGGAAGTTAAGGAAAAGGTTACATGGGTAGTAGCTTATGATTATTCTACAGCCAGCCTAGCAGAACAAGCAGGATTAGATATGATTCTAGTAGGTGATTCAGTAGGTATGATAATATATGGGTACCCAAGTACAATGCCTGTAACTATGGAACAAATGTTGTATCATACAGAAGCAGTAAGAAGGGCTGCCCCTAACACCTTTGTAGTAGGGGATATGCCTTTTATGTCATATCAAAAATCTGTAGAATCAGCAATAGAGAATGCTGGTAAATTCTATAGATTGGGGGTTGATGCTATTAAACTAGAAGGGGGTAAAAGAGTAGCACCTCAAATAGAGGGTATAGTGGATTCTGGTATGGTAGTTATAGGTCATATTGGTCTTACACCTCAAAGTTCATCCCAGATGGGTGGATTTAAAGTACAAGGGAATACTCAAGAGTCAGCAGAGATTCTTGTTGATGATGCTAAGGCAGTAGAGAGGGCAGGGGCTTCAATATTATTAGTAGAGGGGGTTCCAGCAGAAACTGGAAAGATAATAACAGAAAGATTAAGTATTCCAGTATATGGTATTGGTGCTGGTCAATATGTTGATGGTCAATTATTACTATCTAGTGATCTATTAGGTACCTTTGAAGGATTCAAACCTAAGTTTGCAAAGAGATATGTAAACATATCTGAACAAATAAAGAAGGCTTTTATGGAATATGCTAGTGAGGTAAGAAGTGGTGTATTTCCTACAGCAGAGTATTGTTATAAAATGAAAAAGGAAGGTTAGAATGGAAGTAGATTTACTAGTAGATTATCCTAAGATAAAGAGGGATACGAGTACTAGGGCACAAGAGAAGAGTGAGGAACAGAGAGCTATAGCAAGACTATATGATTGGAGATACTTTGACATGAAAGTACCTCGTATTTGCTATGGAGGATATATTTATGATGGAAGATGGATTCCTGTTACTAAAAGATTTATAGAATACTATAATCTAGGTGATGGGGATAAAATACTTGATTGTGGTATGGCTAAAGGTTATATGCTATATGATTTTAAACAGCATAATAATAACCTTAAACTATATGGTATGGATATTTCAGAGTATGCAGTTAATTGTTGTCCAGAGGGAATAGTTGCAATACAGGCAAATGTTAATAATATACCATATTCGGATAAATCATTTGACCTAGTAATATGTATTAACACTATTCATAACTTAAAAGAAGATGAATGCAGGAGGGCAGTAAGGGAAATACAGAGGATAGGAAAAAAGACATTTATTACTGTAGATGCATACAGTAATGAAGAAGAGAAGAAAAGGATGCTAGAGTGGAACATAACTGCTGAAACTATTCATAGTGTAGAAGAGTGGAAACAATTATTTAAAGAGGAGGGTTATACAGGGGATTTTTATTGGTTTATTCCCTAAAATATAATGTACACTAAAGCTGCCGTATTAACAGAGATAAATAAGCCATTAGAGATAGTTTCTATTGAACTTCCAGAATTGAAAAGAGGTCAAGTACTCGTAAAAGTACTATGTACAGGTATTTGTGGTTCTCAAATAAACGAGATATCTGGTAATAAATTTTCAGAGTATATACCTCACCTACTTGGTCATGAGGCAGTTGGTGAGGTTATTGGGGTAGGGGAGGATGTATCAAAGGTAAAAGATAATGATTTAGTTGTAATTACTTGGATTAAGGTAGATGGATTAAATGCCGATGCACCAGTATATAAGGGATATAATGCAGGTGCAGTAACTACCTTTCAAGAGTATACTATAGTTCCAGAGAATAGACTAGTTAAGTTCTTTGGTAAAAGTAAGATGCCAAAAAAAATGCTTTATAGTCTACCCCTATTTGGGTGTATGATACCAACAGGTGCTGGAACAGTATTTAACTATGCGTCAGGTTTAACAATAAGGATACATGGTGTGGGAAATATAGGCTCTGCCTGTGTCCTAGGTGCAAAGTATCGGGGATTTAAAACTTATGTTACTGATACTAATAAAGATAGGGAAAAATATGGTATTACCTTGGGGGCAGATAGTACAGATATATATGATAAAGTAGACTGTGCTATAGATACTACAGGGAGTGTAAAGTCAATAGAGCAAGCATTTAACTCATTAGTAGATAATGGTACTCTCATCCTAGTAGGTAATCCACCACCATCGGATTCTTTTAATGTTAAACCATTTGATTTTATAAAAGGTAAGAGAATAATAGGTTCTTGGGGTGGTGGTATACAGTCTGACTATGATATTTATAACTTATTTAGAATAATAGATGTATCTAAAATTAAGCTTAAATTATTTGAGTTTAATAGTATAAATAAGGCAATAGATTCATTTAGAAGTGGATTTTGTGGTAAAGTATTAGTTAAGGTGGGTGATATTTAATGAGGGTATTTGTTACTGGGGGAGCAGGGTATGTTGGGAGTATACTAGTACCTGAGCTACTTAAAGAGCATGATGTAATTACATATGACATGTACATATATAGGCATATACTTCCTTATAATCATAGGTTAACCCAAATAATTGGTGATATTAGGGATACTGATAAAGTTGTTAAGTACAGTGAAGGTTGCGATGCTATTATACATCTTGCTTCTACTGGTGCCCCAGGTGATATAGATATTGACTTAGCTAAGTCAATAGATTATTCATCTACTTACAATATTGTTAAAGCTTGTAATATAAACAGTATTAAGAGATTAATAGTGGCAAGTTCAACAAGTCAATATGGAATTAAACCATTAACCGTTAGTGTAACAGAGGAAGAGAAAGCTGACCCAGTAGATACTTATGGTCTTCATAAAATAATGAATGAAGAGTATATTAGGGCAGAATTAAATAATACAGAATATGTATTTGTTAGACCATCAACTTTATGTGGTTATTCCCCAAGGTTAAGGTTAGATTTAGCTGTTAATGCTCTTACTATAAGTGCCCTAACAACGGGTAAAATGACTGTATTTGGGGGTTCACAGATGAGACCTACTCTTAATGTGCTTGATATGGTTAGGGTATATAAGATGATGCTTACAGCACCTAGGAACTTAGTTGATTCAGAGGCTTTTAATGTCCTTTATAGTAACTATACTATAGATGAGTTAGCACAACTAGTAAGAGGTGTTATTGGAAATGACATAATTATTAACAAGGTTGAATCAGATGATTTAAGGTCTTATCATGTTAATGCTGATAAGATAAAAAAAGTATTGGGGTTTGAGTGTAGGTATACTGTTGAGGATGGTATAAGAAGTATAGCAGATGCGTACTATAAAGGGATAATCTTGTACTATGAGGGAAATATATACAGAAATATCCCAAGAATAAAGGAGGTATTTAGTTGCTAGGAACTGTATATGATGCTGTTAAGCTATTAAAAAAGGATAGGTTCATATATATAGCAGGTAATGGTGGTAGTGCTTCAACGGCTTCCCACCTAGCTAATGATTTAATGAGCAGGGGGTATAAGGCAATATCCCTCTGTGATAGTACATCAAATATAACTAGGATAGGGAATGATCGTGGATATGATTATATCTTCTCAGATCAACTGAAAGTACTATTTGAAGAGGGTGATGTACTAATTGTTATATCAGCTAGTGGAAATTCTACCAATCTTATCAATGCAGTAAATTATGCTAGTTCTATAGGATACACAATATCCATAGTTGGATTTGATGGGGGTAAGTTAATGGATATGTGTGATGTGTCTATGCTAACTCCTACTAAAGTTGGAATGTATGAATACGCAGAGGATATGCACCTTAAAGTGTGTCATGTTATTGCAAAATTATTAGGTAATAAACTATAGGGGGTTTAAAATGCCATATGGTATAAAAAATGAGAACGAGAACACAATAAAATTCATGGAGAGTTGTGTAGATTCTGTAATGAAAACTGGTAAGAATAAGAGTAGTGCTATTGCTATTTGTAAGGTTCAGTATGAAAAGAGTAAGAAGGAATCTAGTGCTGGGGTTACAGAGTTTAGTGAAGAAAGTCTAAGAGAAACAGAAAATAAAATACAGAAAGCGTTAAATAGACTTTTTCCTGACAACCTTGATAATCAACCAGTACCAACACAGAGGGTATGGATTATGGACACATTTGATACGTACATTGTAGCAGAAGTGTATCTTAACAATACAAGTTTTCTATGCAAGCTAGATTATACTATATCAGACAGTGGTGAAATCTTGTTTAGTAATCCAGTTATAGTAGAGAGGAAAATAGAGTATATCCCAGTAGCTTCCTTATCTGAAGCAAAAAAGGATAATAGACAAGCCTATGGGTCAATTATAGTGTAAGGGGGTATTTTGAAAATACTATTTGTTGGTGATGCATGTATTTTGAGTGGATTTTCTATAGTTACTCATAATATATGTAATATTCTTTCAAAGGATAATATAGTAGTGGTTTATGGTATAGGGTATGATGGTATGAAAAGGAACCCATACCCTTATTACATTTATCCAGCTAAAAATGGTGGTGATCTGTACTCTTTTAGTGGTCTACAGGCTGTTATAGATGAAGAAGAACCAGATTGTTTAATTGTTTTTAATGATGACAGAATTATACTAAAATATCTTGATCATACTGAGTATAGGGGAAATATTATACCTTTCTTTCCAGTTAACTTTACCCCAATTAATAAAGACGTTTCTAGACTCAATACTATAGGTATAAAGTCAATATTATCCTATACAAACTATTCAACTAATGAGATAGGTAAACTATATAGTGGAAAGGTTACCCCAGTGTATCATGGGGTAGATACAGAGGTGTTTAAAAAGGATATAAATGCTAAGGATAAAATGAATCTATCTGGTTCATTTGTTGTTGGAATAACTGGTACTAACACCTATAGAAAGAGATTTGATTTATTTATAGAAGCATTCTCAAAGTTCAGTATGGGTAAAAATGATGTACTAGGAATAATACATACTGCTGGCAATGAATCGTGCTATGACCTAAACTATTTAGCAGAGTATTATAATATAAGTGATAAGCTTCTTATAAATCATGAGGATGTAGATTTTTATACCCTTAATGTTATGTACAACGCTTTTGATGTACATTGTAGTACAACTATGGGTGAGGGCTTTGCACTTCCTCTTTTAGAGAGTTCTGTAAGTGGTGTTCCCATCCTTTGTACTGACTGTGGGAATCTAAAAGATATTTGGGGGGATTCAGTAGATTATATTAAATCAACTAAAGAGTGTATACCTAATTCTAAGTACTTTGGGGATAGGATAGTATTAGAGGATATGGTTAATAAACTAGAAAAGTTATATAGAGACAGGGAATATAGACTACATAAATCTACTCTAGTAAAGAAGAACTCACAAAATGAAAAGTTTTTATGGGGTACAGTAACTAATAAGGTTTTATTAACTATATGTGAGTAATTAACTAATATATGCTTATATATAATAGAGTACTATTAGTGAGGTATGCTTGTGTCAAACTTAACCCTAAATATAAAAGCTAAAATAGATAGTAGTATATGCCTTGCAGAGTATTCAAATCCTCTTTTAACCCCTATAGAATTAGTATTTACTGACGATAAACCAAATGCTAACAAGCAAGGTATAAAGAAATCTGAGTTTCCTAATATAATAAAGTCTATGAGTTATATGCCTATAAAGGCTAACTTTAACGGTATGATTTATGGACATGCAAATTCATTACCAGTAGGTATAATTATAGAAGGAAAGGAAGATAATGACAAAATCATAGCTCATGGTGCCTTATACAATGATGAGTTTCCAGAATTAGTTGAATTTCTTAAGCATGAGAGTTCAGCAGGTAAAGATATAAATTTTTCTTGGGAATTAAGGTACAAGGATTCAGTACTAGAAGATGGGGTTAGTTGGCTTACTGGAGTAGTAACAAAAGCTATAACTGCTGTGTCAAATCCAGCGTATGAAGGAAGAACAAATCTACTTTCAATAAGTTCAAAGGATTTACTAGACCAGATAAACAATGAGTTAAAGAATAGAGGATTATAATGCTAATAGATTTATCAACAATACCAACAGAGCAACTTAGAGAAATAAAAAAAGTACTAGAGGTTGGTATATTAAGTATAAGTGAAAATAAAGAGGTGAAAATGGAACTTACAGATAAAGTAACAGAGTTAGAAAAACTGTTAAAGGAAACCTCTGATAAGCTTTCTATATCAGAAAAGAAGATAGAAGAGTTATCAACAGAACTAGCAGGTAAGAGTACACAGATTGAAACTCTTACTAAATCTCTGGAAGAATCAAAAAGTGAACTAGAAAAGTCTAGTAATAGTTTAACCGAGGTATTAGCAGAAGTTGAAACTTTAAGAGTTTTTAAAGCAGAAACTGAAAAGACACAGGCTACAGCTAAGTTAATTAGTACAAGACAGGCTAAGGTTACAGAAGCTGGGCTAGATTTCAGTATTGAAAAAGATACAGACAAATGGTTAGCTATGTCCGAGGAAGTTTTTGAATTCACAGTATCTCAGATGTCTTCTTTAAAGAAAAGTAGCAAAGTTTCTAGTTCAGAAAAAGAAGACAAGGTTCCTCCAATGTATAACACAGAGAACATTCAGGCCATAGAAATCCTTAAGAAAGGATTATCAGAATTAAAGTAAATAAACGCTAATGAGGTGAAATAGATGGAAATCAAATTAATGGGTACAGCGATTCCTTGCGTAGCCCAACAGGACATAGTTGCTGGTAGGGCTGTTGTTCTTTGTGCTGCAACTGGAAAGTCAAGCCCAGATGTTGTAATCGGTGCTAAATATCCTACTTCTGATGAAGACCCAGAAGCAAGGTATATTGCAAACTTTAGGGTGTATAACGAGAAAACACCTATTTATGAAACACTACCTACTCAGGATGAATCAAGTAATACTACATCACAGCCTTATACTTTAAGGGGTTGGGTAGCTGGTGACAGTGATTCACCTATTTCCAGTCTTACAATGAGACTTACTCACCCTAGATTCCAAGAAGCTCAAACAATCCTTAGTGGTGCCCTTATGTTGGCTTATGACGAGGGTATTTATACTGTTGAGTCTGGATGCTACACAGCTAATTCATTTGTAGTTGGTGATAAGATATCAGTAGCTTCAGGTACTGGTCTATGGCAGAAGTATAGTGCTGCTGGTAAAGTAGCCAAGGTATTAGAGTATGATTCAACTAACCAGAAACTAACTATAAAAATAGAGAACTAAAAGATATGGGCAGGTAACCATTCCTGCCCAAATATAAATTAAACGCTTGCATGTGGTTTTATATCATTATAGGCAAGCAGGAGATTACAATGACAATTTCTAGAGAAGAGCTTAAAGTAGCTATGTCTTCTGTTGCAAAAACAGATAAGAAAGCCTTAGCTGAATTAATAGTAAGCTATGTAGACCCAAAGCATATAACATTGGATATTGCTGGTATGTTCCTTAATACTAGGGCATTAAAACCTGGTGATGCTATAGTTAAAAAGGTTAGAAGGGGTATTGAAGTAAGACAGTTTGTGCCAGGTCAGACAACTTTGTCTAGTCAGATAACCTTAAAAGATGTTGTAAATTACAACATAGATCAGCATTACGTACAGGTATCCCATAATCTGTGGGAAATTGAATCAGGTGAAATTGGTTCAGTTGAATCAATCAGGGCTGAAATGAAAGCAAAACTGAATGATTTCTTCCAGACAAGAATTATGACAGCCTTATACACCTTAGCCTCTATTGATGATGACACTAACTTCTATTACATGACTGCCCCTATTACTAGAACAGTACTAGAATCAGCTATTGATAAGATCAATGACGAAGCTGGTGGTGTTAAAGCAGTAGTAGGAAGAAGGACTGCCCTAGCACCTGTAACTAAGTTCGCTGGATATAGACAAGCAGTTGGTTCTACTGAATCTACAGCACCTATGGTAGCAGTAAACTCAGTTCTAGAAGAGATTCAAAGAACTGGTTGGGTAGGTACTTACTACGGTACTACCTTTATGGCTTTACCTCAAATCTACGATAATCCTTACGATAGGAATGAACTGATCAGGGATGATCTAGTAGTTGTAGTTGGTGACAAACTTGGTGAGTTTATTACCTACGGTGAGCCTAAAGAAGATCAGTGGACTGAAATGTCTACAGCACCTCCTACCTGGTACATAAGGACATATGTACAGCATGGTATGATACTGGATGCCCTAGAAAATGCTGTAATAATTAGATTAGATCATACCTAGTTTTTAGGGGGGTATTATACCCCCCTTATTTGGATAATAGTCGTAAGGGAGAGAGGTTCAAAATTACGACTTTAAATAAAAATAAAGGAGTTTAAATGGAAGGAGTATATCCAAAGTTTTTTAAAAAAGCAATAAAGGGAAAAGTTGGAGGGGTACTATTAAATTCCCGCAACGAGAAGGAAGAGTTTCTTTTATATGGTGACCCTAATAGTGGTGCAGATTCTACCATGATAGAAATACCTAATAAGGAGGCGGAGAAGTTCTTTTTAAAGTATAATAGTAAAACTGTAGAGAACGGGTATCTTATAGCAATATCTGATTACTCAATAAATGTAGACACTACAAACTCTATATCTGATGGTGATCTACTTGATATTTTAAAGATGTCACCCCTTAAATTAAAAACTAAGCTAAAGGATTTCACTTCAATAGTCCCTATTAAAAGAATCCTTACCTTTGCTAAGGCTGGAAATAAACCAGTTAAGACTATAGGGATAATAGAGGAAAGATTAAAAGAACTAGATAAGTAGGAGATTAATGCAGTATTAAATATAGAACAGATAGTAAGTACCTGTTCTATATTTTTATTTAGGGGATTTATGTGGTATGTTGGTGAGTCAAAACCATTTTATACAGAAACTACCTTAGATGGTGAATATACCATTACATCTGGTATATATAATATATTTAACTGTCTTGATACCACAGTAGTTGCTAGTGGTGAGTTTACAACATGCTCTGGATTAAATGATGAAATGTTTACCCCATCAGAATCTGGTACATATCTAGTAGAGATTAAATTTAATGTTGATGATGGTATGCATATAGATAGGCAGGTAATAAACGTTAGTAATTCAATGTAATCTATTGACATATAGCGTATCATGTGGTATAATTAGTATAAGGGGGTAATAGTGGCATATACTGTATCAAATTTAGAAACTCTTATACTTCCATTAAGAAATCATATAGGTGATAATACTAGCACAAAGACATACTCTGATGAGGTATTACATAGTCTTCTTATGGATTCTGTTGAAGCCTTAATGACTAGGTGGAGTAACAGGTATTACATTTCAGCAGATGGTGTAGTTACCAGAAATCCTAATTGTACGTTTGAGTTTAGTACACCACCAGTTATACAAAGTAAGGATAAAAGAGCCATAGTATTAATGGCATCAATTATATTAAAGTCAGGTAAGAAGAATACTCAATCTAGTAGTACTGCATCTTGGAAGGATGATGAAGTTAGCTACTCTAATATAGAGGGGTCTAAGCAGTTATCATCTAGTCTTACTGAGGATATTAATGAACTAAATAGGATGCTTCCGATAAAATTAGCCCAAGCTAAGGTACATAGAAACTATGGTTGGGTTCAGGACTTTGATAGGTAGTATATAAATAGGAGAGGAATGGATAAATTAAAACTTGTAGCACTACAGTTATCAGATTTACATATTAGACCTTTTGAGAATATACTGGAACCAATGATAGACAATATTAATCATGAAAAGGTTGATGTAGTTGTTATAACTGGTGACATTACCCATGATGATTCAGAAGAATCATTTAACATTGCAAAGGAATCAATTAGTAAAATAAATCACAGGGTTATTGTTATGCCTGGTGATTTTGGTAAATATAGTGTTGATGACTTTGGTTCAAGGTTTAAAAATTTAAGTATTAATGGTTATACCCTTGATTTTCTTGATACATCATATATAGGTCATAGACACGCAGAAGGGTGGTATAGTTCTTTAAAAAATGATACAGAACAGTATGATTGGCTTATGAAAAGCTTATCTGGTCAGGACTATCATATAGTATTTTCCCATCACCCATTTGAGGTATTCCCATCTGGTGTTGCTAATGAGTTTCTTACTGATAAAGTAAGGGCATTTTATTCTGGTCATTTACATACCCCACTAAGATATCAATATAACTATAGTAACCCTAGTAAGTTTAAGAGTTGCTTTTCAACTGTACCAATGGACTTTCATGGAACTATAGGGTATGCCATAATAGTTGTTAATAGTGCTGACGAGGTATTTACTATACCTAGAATTGTCAAAAACAAGATTAAAGTCTGGTAAAGGAGAGGAATGGAAGGTAAGATTAAGTTATTATGGTGTGGTGATAGTCCAGCAGCTAGTACAGGGTTCGGAAGAGTTTCTCAAGCTATACTAGAGAATTTATATTCTTTAGGTAGATATGATATATCAGTACTAGGTGTTAATCAACAAATAGGAGACCCTCATTGTTATGAAGGTATATTCAGAATATACCCAGCTAAAGCAAGGGGTAATGTATTTGGTATAGACCGTGTAGCTGAAGTCATATCAAAAGAGAAACCTGATATTATAGTTATAAATAATGATCTATGGATTGTATCTGAAATAGTAAAGCAAATTCCAGAGGGAAATAGAGTGATCTCTTACTCACCAGTTGACGCTCTTCCAGTAGCACCACAATGGGTTAAGATAATAAACGATTCTGGTACTAGAATGGTTACTTATACTACTTATGCTAGGGATGGAATACTAGCCACTCAAGAGGTAGATAAGGTTGATATTATAGGTCATGGGGTTGATACTGATTCTTTTTATCCTATGCTAGATGCTAGGAAATTTATAAATGGCATACCTAGTGAAGCATTTGTAGTGATGAACTTAAACAGGAACCAGCCTAGAAAGAGACTTGACTTGTTTTTAAAAGGTTGTGCTACATGGTTGAATAGTAAGCCCAGTGCTGATAGGAACAATATACAGGTATACCTACATACTTGTTTTATTCCAGGTACTAAAGTGGTAACATCTAATGGGATTCCCAAGAGCATACAGGATGTTATTATAGGGGATAAAGTTTTAGACTCCAGTGGTAATGCTAGTAATGTTATTGATACTATTAGTAGACCGTACACAGGTGACGTAATAAGGCTAAAATGTCAAGGTTCAGAAGATATTTTAGTTACCCCAGAACATCCAGTATTAGGTGTAAAAGGTAAGAAATGCTATAATGGTAAAAAGACTATTTGTTCCAAAGCTTGTAAGGCAAGGTTTAAAACTCTTAAATCTGGGATTATTACTACAAATTGTGGTAAAAGGTTTTATGAGAGGTATAAAACAGAGTTTATAAATGCTTCTGATCTATCAGACACAGACTTTGTAGCAATACCTAAGCCAAAGGTAGAACCCATATCTACTGACATAAAATTTAATAGTCTCTCACTTAACGCTGATTTATCAAGGTTATTCGGGTTGTATGTTGCAGAGGGTAGTTCCAGTGGGAATAATATTTCTTTTAGCCTCAATATAAAGGAAAGGGATTTAATATCTTTTATTGACTATGCTATGAATAAGTACTTTAGTAAGAAAGGAAAATGGTATAGTACTAGTAAAAATGGTGGTAATTTAGTTTTTTGTTCAAAGAGTATCTCTGAGTGGTTTAGAACAACTTTTGGGGCAGGGGCACATAATAAATTTATACCAGATTTTATACTTTATAGTGATACTTCATTATTAAGGTCTTTTGTTAAGGGATTATATGATGGTGATGGGTGTTTTACTGGTTTGAGCTTTGGTTATTATTCAGTATCAATTAACCTTATTTACCAATTAAAGTATGTTCTTTTAAGATTAGGAATAGTAGCATCCTTAAGAAAAACTTGTCCTGACACAGATGGATTTTACGGGTACACCCTTTATGCTGGTGGGTTACAGAAGAGAGAAATGTCCTTTATACTAGAGGAAAATATAGGGTTTAAGTCAAAGAGTTTTTCTCGTATCTGGAGTGATGATAACTACTTCTATGTTCCTGTTATTAGTACTAGTGTAGAAAAATATACTGGAATAGTATATAATCTTGAGACAGACCCAACTCATACATATAACACAGAGTTCCTATGTGTTCACAACTGTCTAAATGATTTAGGGTGGAATCTTGTTGATCTAGCTAAAAGATGGGGTATACAAGATAGAGTAACGTATACTGATCAGAACATAATAAGACCAGATAAAGGCTTACCTTTAGATGGGTTATGCAAGATATATAACATAGCTGATGTAAATGTGATGGCTTCTGCTGGAGAGGGATGGGGTCTTTCACCGTGTGAAAGTGCAGCTTGTGGAATTACACAAGTGGTAGCAGATAATAGTGCATTAAAGGAAATATGGACAGGAACTGCCCCTCTGATTAAGATAAAGGATTGGGAAGTTCTAACTGGTGGGATTAATACTGAAGGTGCTGTAGTGGATACAGAGGATATGGCTAGAATACTAGATGACTTGTATGTCAATAGAGAAAAGGTAAAGGAATATGGTAAAAAGGCATATGATCTAGTACAGCAAGAAAGATTTAGTTGGAAGTACCTGGCTGGTAAATTTGATAAGATTATTCTAGAAGAGGTAAATTCTAACAGGGTGAGTAAGAAGGTATGTCAATAACATTTCCAGAAACAAAAACTATAAAGGAAGAGATAAGAGAGGCTATAGGAAGAAATGTAGACTTTATCCTAGTAGGTTCTGGTAATGTATGTCCAGTATGCTCTTCTGGTGGTTTATTTGATGAAGTTAATCAAACAAGTCTAGATAGTTTCTGCGAAGTCTGTTTCAAGGAAGATACACTAGTAAATACTACTGAAGGGTTTAAAAATATACAAGATATAATCCTTGGTGACACTGTTTACTCTAGTTCTGGTAATAAGTATAAAGTTATTAATACATTTAGTAGAGATTATACTGGTATTATGGTATCTATAGAGACCTACAAAAATATAGAGGGTGTAGAGTGTACGGGTAATCATACTTTTAAAGTCCTAGAGAAGTATAAATACCCCCATAGTTGCAGAAATATACAGTGTTTACCAACCTGTACCCCAAGAAGGGGGTGTTATTACTCAAGACAACCTAAAGATGGTAGGTTTAAAATAGTTGATAAAGCAGCAATAGACATAGAAGTTGGAGATACCCTGTTATACCCTATATGTGATGTAAAAAAATATAGTGAAATATGCTTTAGTAACCCATATAAATACCACGAAAAAGAATATTCTTATGCCATAACAGAAGATTTAGTTTATCTTATTGGGTGGTTTATTGCTGAGGGTTGTGTTAGTAATGATGAATATCCAAGAACAGTACAGTTTGCTTTAAACAAGGATGAAAAGGATGTAGCAGATAGAATATCTAAGATATGTAAAGAGTTATTTAACGCAAATTCAAGACTAACTAGTAGAACAGAGAACAGTATATGTTTAGAGGTACACTCAAGTAAATTATGCCTATTATTAAAAAAATGTGGGAATTTAGCAGAAAATAAGATTATACCTAAAGAATTTATTAATACTGACTTTAATGATGTTCTAGTAAAGGCTCTAGTAGATGGTGATGGTCATAAAGATGGAAATGAATATACATTTACTACAGTATCAAAAATATTATCATACCAACTTTTTGATCTATTAGTAAGATGTGGTTATAAACCATATATATTTTCTAGTGAGAGCAGAACAGATGCTAAGGGTATACATCATTTAAAGTCTTACCATGTAGGGTATAGGATTAACAGTACATATTCACGGGGTTCTGGTATATACAATGGATACTATATGATGGTTGTTAAGGCAGTTAGTAGTACAAGTAGGACATTAAAGGTATATAACATTGAGGTAGAAGGAAGTCATACATATACTGCAAATTTGTTTGGAGTTAATAACTGTAGTGGTCTTTATTACCTTCCTTCTAGTAATTCTACAGTAACTATAAAATCTCATGTAAGATGGTTATCTGGTGATATTTTAGAACATGGAATTGCTGGAAGCACATTAGCTGGTGACTGTATAATAACAATATCAAACGATGACTTGACAGAGGAACAACTAGATATAATAAAAGAAATACACGTAGATGATAGAATACTATACCCTCAAAGAATAACCAAAAAGGGCATACCTAATGTTGATAGGTTAAGAATAGTAGCTAAAGAGGGTAGTAAGGAGTAGTATGGATAAGTTTGAGGCACTTTCACCTCTAGAGATAGTAAAGTTAGTAGATAAGAAGAAAGCAAGGTATTGCGCTATAACTCTTAATGAACTAGAGGAGATAGTTAAAGATAAGGAATCATACATAAGGGTTAGAAAGGTTATTTTAGACAACTACAATAATTTTGCTAGAGCTATGCTAGTTTTAGCTGGTATTGAAATAGAGGGTGCTAGTACCTAATGGAAGAGTTCTTCCATGATATTGGTAATTTTAGCCCACAAGGTATACTTCTTTCCCTTGGGGTAACGGAATTTAACAACTTAATGTATCCAACATTGTATTTAGATTCTAAAGCTATTGTAGATTCTGTTGTATTAAATACAGCTAAAGAGCTTAATAAGCAAATACAGGATGAATTTATTAGTGCTATGGACTCTATAAGGGAGTTTAAGAACTTTCCAAGGTACAAATCAGTCCTAGTAGACGCACTGTCTAGACCTCACCATGTTGGTGTTTATTATAATCATTCTGGGGTAGTACAAGCAATGTTTATTAACACAGATATACTTGGTGGATGGAAAGAGTTACAAGAAATACAGTATGAGGCCTATCCTCTTAGGGGTACCTTAGATGGTTGGAAGAAATTATATAACTCATGGTACCTAGGTGAAAGCACAAAATATGCTGATACTGTTAATAGTCGTCTAGATATGATGGAATTAATGGGTATAGCCCCATTTTGGGTTATAATAGAAAATGGAAATATAGGAATGGGGGCTTATCCTGAAAATCACGGATTTAAGATATTAAATAACTTTAAGGATAACTATACTAGAGAAATGCATAGTGCTTATAATAAATGTTTTACTAGTATAAGTCAAATGGTAGCAAAGATTAATGCTGGAAGTACTATATTAAGGGATAACTTTACTACAATAGAGTATAATAAAACTAAATATCGTGGACATACCTTTATATCTAAATCTGGAAAAGAAGTATTTATTATAAATACAGTTAACACTAAAATAGGTTTACAGGGTTATGGGTTTGTTACATCACAAGGAAGTGTAGTAAGAAAGTTTTTTGGTAGAATTCCTAGGTTTTAGAGGTATTATGGTTCAGCAAAGCGTTGATATTATGGATAGACTAGATAAGTATATATCTAGGGGAACAGACAGAGTGCCTTATGGGATATATAAAGTAGGCGGTTGGGATTGCCAAAAGCTAGTATCAAGTGACCCATCCTGGGTAATAACCTATTGTGAAGCTAAATCAACACTAGAGAGTAGTGGTGAATATATAAGGGATAAAGAAGAGTATTTAACTGTATTATCTGGTGAATTGATAGTATGTACTGATGGTACAGAAAATAAGCTTGTTGCTGGGGATAATATGAGGATAAGGGGAGGAATTAAGAGAAGTATAAATCCAGTTAAAAAAGACGCAAAATTTCTATCAATACTGATCTAGGATAAGTTATGACTGACAGAGAAAATCCATACTACAAATTAGCAGAAATGCTAATAATAATTGCAGGAAACCAAGATATAGAAAAGGAAGAATTAGATAGAATAGAAAGTACAGTTGATAAGATATTAGCTAAGTTTTATAATGGGTTCAGGTCTGAGGTAAAAACAGAGATATTAAAGTCTGGGGATTTAATTAAAGAAGAATTAAAGAGCCTTGTATGTGAACAGAATGAAAAATTAAAGAAAATCAAAGACTTCGTATGGAGTATATTCTGGGCAGTAACAGGCATATGTGTATCAAGCCTAGTAGCTACCATAGTGGCTATAGCACTAATGAGGTAATATGACAAGTGGAAAGTTTAGGAATGAGGATTTATCTATTTACTTTTATATAAAGGGTATACTGAATGGAAAAGTATCAAGAATATTGGATAGTTATCCTTATAATGATATAGAGAATGAATCGTTGATAATACCTTGTGTATCTATAGAATTAAACTATGTATCAGATGGTAGTGGTGAATTAGGTGCTAGTTGGTTTAAAAAGAATTGGTCTATAGATGTTTTCGGATTAACTGATACACAAAGGGATGATATATCTGAATTAGTGTATAATGGTTTAGATTTAGCAATACCCATCAGGGATTACTCTAATGGGTATAATAAGGATACGGGTAAAAGCCCTTTAGGGGCTGATCTAAGAATAATAGAGTATGTATCTCCACAGGATAGGATAATGAAACAAGCTTATAATTTTAATACATATCAGAAGAAGAAGTACTGGAGATCAAGTATATCATTTATTACATACTCTACAGGTGCGGTTTAGAAAGGGAATAAAAATAATCCCTAGGGGAGTTATATACATCGGGTTCAATAAAGGGTAAGGAAACAGTTATTATAGGATGAACAGGATTATTCTAGGGAAGTGGAGAAATAATGACTAGGAAAGTTGCAATCCCATATAAAGAGGTTAAATTAAGGGTTGTTGGGGCAAAGGCTACATTTTGGGCATATAGAATACAGAGATTAGATTTATCAGCTAACATTCCTGTAACAGCCATAAATGAACTTGGTAATCCTAATAACGTAGGTAATGTTACTGATGTTCCTGAAATATCAGCTACATTCCAAGCTTTTGATGTGTCACCGTCTATCTGGGGTGTATTAGCTGGTTACTCACCAACAACATACCCAGCATCTGGTGTAGATGTTTCCCTACTGGGTTATTGTGACCTAGTAGCATACATAAAAGATGCTGGTACAACACAACATTTAAAATGTATACATGCTAGGTACATGAGGGTTACTGATTTCTCATTCTCATATTCAGTAAATGGGGAATCTACAGAAGAGTACACTTGTGCTGGTTCTGAGAAAAGGTATCTTGCTAATGATGTAGTAGTTGATAGTGGTGCTATTGCTGCATCTGCTTTCACTTTGTCACAAGTACCTCTAACACTAAAAAATGGCAATAAACTACTAAGCTTTATAGTAGATGGTGTATGGAAGACTGAGGGTACAGATTATAGCTGTACTGCCTCTGGTGTTGTTACTTATAGTGGTGGTGCTACTTCTACAACAGCTATAGCTGTTTACCATACTAATACAGCACATCCTCTAACATGGACTAATATATCAGATTCTACTGTTCCTGCTGCTATAAGGGGTAAGAATATTCCAGTTACCATATCTGCTAATAACCTATACAGGGTACAGTCAGTTAATATAAGAGGTACATTCCCTAATACAGTTGTAAAGGAAATGGGTAATGTAAATGTAGTTGGTTATATTACTGAGAATCCTAACATTACTGGTGATATATCAGTATTAGATGTTGATAATGAAATTATAGCACTATTAGCTCAGGGTACAACTACTGGTGGTACTGAGAAAGAGTTTGGGGTTGATGAGTTCTCAGAAAATACATTACAGCTTGATATAAAGTTAAAAGACCCTGCTGACAATACTACAGTGAAGAAACAGGTTCAAATACCTTACATGAGAATAACATCAGATGGTTACTCTTCATCTGTAGGTAATGCTGCTACTTACACCTTTAACTTCTCAAGTGATAAAGGTACGATGGTAGTGTATTCAGGAAATCATTCATAGGGTTTAAATAAGTATAAAGATGGGGTAGGTTAGCTACCGAAAGTGAGAACTCAGACTCATTCCCCATCTTTAACTATATCTGAGAATCTATTACTGAGGATAGATATGAATAAAAGAGTGTGTATTCATTGTGGTAAAGAATTCTATTCAACATATAATAAACCAAGAAGAGCTGAAAAATACTGTTCTAGTAAATGCTATCATACCCACGTAAAGATTAGAGAACCATTCTATTCTGTACAAACACCTTGTAAATGTGGTTGTGGTGGGTTTATAATGAACCCAGATACACATTATAGATATAGGAACTTTATTCCAGGGCATGTTAATAAAGGCGGGACTAATCATAATATTGGTAGAATACAGTCTATAGGAGAAAAAGAAAAAAGAATAGAATCAATGGCTAAACATTTTAATAGTGGTAAATATACTTGTTTAGAAAGACAATTATATCAATTTCTTGAGTTACATGGTTTTGAATACATAAAGCAGAAACAGTTTAGTTATACAATTCCAGATGCCTTTATCCCCAGCCTTAATCTGGTTATTTATGCTGATGGTAGGTATTATCATGAAAAACCAGAGGTTGCTGATAGGGATAGTAGGATTGATTCAACTATAAAAGAAAGTGGATTTAATCTAATTAGATTAAAGAGTATTGATCTTGGATATATTTTAGATTTAAAACCATTATGTGATTATATAAGGTATTCTGGGTCACATGCATAAGTTACCCAGTAATTAGTATAAAACTTAATACAGAAGGTTGGTACATTGTATCAATAGGGGGTAGTTGCCTTTATGGTACACTACCCCCTTAATATTTATAAGGAGTGGAGTTATGTTAATAAAGGATATTTTTAGGTGGAAGAGAAGTGTTGAAATTAAGGATGGGGATAAGGTTTTAGCTAAACTATATCTTAAACTAGTTGGTGATATTGATTACTCGGATGCAAGGAATTTCTCTTTGAAGAGAAGTAAGCAGTTAAGGTTAAAGTTGAGGAATAAAGAGAGTGATGAGTATAATATAAACTTTATGGATGTAGATAATCTTACTAAGGATGAACTCATAGAGTCCATAGTATCATCAGAGCTAGTTGATTATAGGGATGAAGCGATTTCAAAACTTTCTTTTAAAGAAGTACCAGAACTACCTGAAAATCCTACCCTTGAACAACAAGAGGACTATGAAAGTAAGGTTGAAGAGGCATCAAAGAATAGAGTAGAAGAAATATCTAACTTTATGACAAAAAGAAGTGAGGAAAGGAAAGTAGAACTAGGTAAGGTAGAAGATATAGGAAAATTAAAGGAACAGTATATATCTTCTGTTGTAAATATGAAATGCTCAGAAGTATTTCAAAAGACATTTAGGAACTACTGTGTGTATAAGGGAACATATTTAGATAGTAAGTATTCAACACTAGCCTTTAGTTCATTTGAGGAGTTTGAGAGCAGCAGTACCCTCTTATTAAATCAGATAATATCTGCTTACAATAACCTTGAGATAAACGGGGAAGAACTAAAAAACTGATAGATAGCAATGCTTTTTTAGGGGTATGGCGCATTGCTAGAATAAATAACATACCACTACATAGTAGTTTAATAGGTATAGCATCATCAGATTATCCGTATACAATATCCTTCCTAGTAAGAAAGAGAACACAAATAGACTCCTTTATGGAGTTACCTAAAGATAAACAACCTCCGAAGGAATTGTGGTTCAAGAATGAAGAACTTGAGGACTGGTTTGATAGGATATACTCTAATGGTGAAAAGCAAACTGAATTCAATCTTCCATTAGAAGATTCAGAGATAGAGGACACTTAGGAGAACAATGCCTTTAGATAAAGTATCTAAGCAGATAATGGAAACAGGATTTTACCCTACAATGGCTAATATGGGTTTAAATCCTAACAACATGAGGGATATACAGAAGTATAATTCCTTAATGTATGATTTTCGCCAAAATATACAGAATGCTACTAAAAACATAGATGCTATGGGTAATTCTATGGATGTATCCTTTTCTAGTGACGCTGTATCAAAGGGTACTATTACTATGGATAACTTTGGTAGGATAGCTGGTGAGGCTGCTAAAAAGGTTGCTGTATGGCAGATAGCTATAGCTGCTGTATATGGTGTAATGCATAAAGTTTCTGAAACAATAGTAACATGGAAGGAATTAGAGACTACTTTATCTCGTATCAGTATTACAACTTCTGCTGTAGGTGATTCTCTTTATAAATACTTTAAGGATGTTGCAGCAGTAGCTATTGAATTTGGTATGCCGATTAACCAAACATTAAATGGAATGGATTTAGCACTAAGAGCTACGGCAAAGTATGGTGAAAGTGCAGAAAGGGCTGCTGTATCTGTAAGATTACTTAAAGATGCATCTATACTTGCTAACCTAACTGGAATGCAGTATAGCCAATCTATTGACATCCTAGTAGGTTCTTTGAGACAAACTGGATTAGATTTAGATAGTGGTTTAACTCTACTAAATAAATGGACTGCTGTATCAAAGAATGCTGCTGTTAATGTTAATGATCTATCACAAACCTTTGCTATTATGGCAGAAGCTGGAAAAGCTGCTGGTATGACTATTGATCAAATGAATGGTATAGTAGCTGCCTTATCTGAAACAGTTACACAGTCACCTACTGAACTAGGTAATACAATAAGAGGTTTAATGTCTACCTTATATAATGAGGGTTCTATTAAACTTCTTGAAAAATATGGTGTAGCTGCAAAAACATCAACAGGTGACTTAAGAGGTTTCTGGGATGTTATGCTTGATTTATCAGCATTAAAGGAGTTGAATGTCCTAAATGATGCCCAATGGTTGGAAATAGCTAAAGCTGCTGGTGCTGGTCAAAGAAATTATGCTAAGTTCCTTGCTTTATTGGGTAACATTCCTACAGCAGTGAGAACAGCTACGATTAGTCAAGAAGCACAAAATGATGCTATTACTGCTAATGAAAAGATTGTTGATACACTAGCTAATAGCTGGGATAAGTTTACTGCATCACAGGATAAACTTTCTATGGCTTTAGGTTCTGAAACAGGTATAATCAATGATTTAAGTAATGCCTTAAAAAATCTAGCAAAGATATTTGACTGGGTATCAAATGCTGATACTAGTTTATTTAGATTAGCTAAAACAATAATGGTAATTGTAGCTTCTTTAGGTGCCTTAAAGCTTGCCTCTAAGGTACCTATGTGGTTGGGTATTACTGGTGAAAAAGGTATGCTAGGTGGTATAACATCGGGTATAAGAAATGAGGTTAGTGCATTAAGGGCAGCAGTAAGCCCTAACTATGCTAAATCATTAGTAAAACCAGATCAAGGTTTAGTTGTATTTGAAACAGGTAATGGTGGACAGTGGAAGAGTTATGCAACTAAAGCTGGTACAGATGTACTAGAAGAAGAATCTAAGAGGGGTGCTTTATATAAAGGTTTTACTGAAAAGACCCTCCCATCAAGCAAAAGAGGTATAACCTTTGCTAGAAATCCTTATGTACCACTGTTGAATGTAGCTGGCTTATCTGCTAGTGAATTAGAAAAAGCTCAAGCTAGTCCATTAGCATATGGCATGGGTACTCAATCTATAGGATTAAATCAAAAAGTACAGTATCTTCCTAATATAATACAGGGTTCTAAAGGTGGTATATCCTTTGTTGGTTCACCATATGTTGACCCTACTCAGAGAAGTGCTAAGAATCTTGCAGATATAGGTATGCAAACTAAAGAGGGACAGGCATACTTAAATAAGATTAGTAAAATTAAAGTAGGATTCAAGCCTAGTGCAATTGCTCAATTTGAGGAACTTGGTAGAATTGGTGAAAATGATATAAAAAAGTATCAAAATGAGGTATCAAAAGCTTGGGGGGAATCATCAAGAACATACTCAAATAGTATTAGGATAGCCACTACTACTATACCAAAGTCAGTAGATGAGGTTATAAAGATTGGTGATGATCGTATTAGAGAGATACAGAAGTCCTACAAAGAAACAATAAAGTATGACCCTTGGAGAAATGTTAAAACTGTAGGCAGTATTCCGTTTAGTATGAAAACTAATATGCCTTTAGCTATGTCACCTATAGAAGAGTGGAGTAATCCTCAATCAGCAGATTCACCTTTATCTGGAAGACAGGGTGTAGATACGACCTATGGTAAAGGTTTTAGAGCATACGTAGCTGATAGGTCTAGAAAGTTTGGTACTTTTATGACCAATCCTGTTGGTTCAGATAGTAGATTAAAGGCTATGTATAGTGGTACTTCTATGATGGGTGGAATGGTATCCTTTGCTGCTAATCAGGCTATGGGTTCTAGTATGGCTGGTTCTATAATGTCTGCTATGGGTACTATGGCTGGTAGTGCTGGTGGTATTATAGGAATGGCAATAGGTGGTGTAGCTGGTAAGTTGATTGGTGATTTAGCAGCAGACGCATTTATTTCAAAAGAGGATAGAATAAAGAAAATGTTCTCTGGTGTAGCTGATGCTTTCTCTCTTGATTTAAAAGAGATAGTAACGGGTAAGAAGACAGCACCTATGGAAGATGAAACAGATGCAGAATATAGAAAGAGAATGATTAAGTCTGCACCTGAAGAAACTCCTGCTGATGTTTATTCTAAACAGTGGAGCAATATAGAGAATATTGTTAGTAGAAGTGGGTCATATATTACCTTTGGTGGAATGGGGGCAGGGGCATTTTCTAAAAGCGGGGAAGAAGTTCTTAAGAGTGCTAATACTAATCTTGAAAACTATAGGGGGGTTAGTAAGAAGGATTGGGAAGAGGGATATGGTGCTCTTACTGCATTAAAGTATGCTAATAAACAGGGGTTAATAACTGATGAGGTATTCGCTAAAGCATTAGGAAGGGGTATGAGTGAGTATGCAGATGCCTTATTAGATGGAACCTTAGAAATTGAGGATTTTATTAAACTAGCAGGGAATAATGGTGTTGCCTTTGGGGAGTTAACAGAGGGTATAAATGCCCTTCTCCCTATACTAGACCTAAGGGCGAGGGGAATGTTATCTGAAGAACAGGCTTCCACCTCTCTAGCTAATGCCATGAAACTGGAATCAGATGCTTTAAAGAGAAGGCAAGATTTAGCAAAGGAACAAACTAAACAGTTTACTTTTCAAAAGGAAGTTAAACAATTAGCTGAGAGTACACTTGTTGATTTTGAAGGTAAGAGTTTAAACCTAGTAGAGTGGGAAAGAGCTAATTTAGATAGGTTAAATGAAACCCAATTTAGTATGAGTGATTCTGCATATGAGTCAGCTAAATCATCTTATGAGGGTATATCAAAAAGCTATCCTACCTATAAGGTATCAGCTAAAGAGGTTAAAGAGAACACAAAAGGTATGCTTGATGCTTTCTCAGAGATAGAAATAGAACAATGGTTATACCTAACTAAGTATAATTCAGGTATGATATCTACGATTGTAGCATTAACTAGTGATATAGTTGGAAAAACAAGGGAGTTAAATCAGTTTGATAAAGATAGGGCAAAGGAAGTAGAGAAGGGTTTAAGGGAACAAAATATTGTAGTTGACATACCAGAATATGCAGGTAATGAGAATTACATAGAACAAATGAATGGTGCTATGGAAAAAATAACAAAAGAAGCAGGAAATTTAACTAAAAAGGGTGCAATAGACGCTGTAAATGACCTTTTGGAAATACTGTCTACTATATTAAATAAGGCTAACGAAGTTGAGTCTTTATCTAAGGCTGCTGATGCAGCAACAAAGAGGGCATCAACCTATAAGACCTTTGGTGATATATCAATGTATGGTGATGATGAGTATAGGAATATAGTTGATCACTTACAAAAGAATAAAGATGATTTTATAAAAAAGGCAGGGTTAATAGGTGAAACTGACCCATCCTTACAAACACTATTTAACTATAAAACAGGGGAGACTACTACCTTAAATATGCCTAGTAAAGCTCTTGAGATTGGTTTAAGGGATATGCAGGATGATAGGAAAAACCTAGATATAATGGGAACAAGTGAGTATAATAAAGTAGTTCCTTTTATAAAAGAGAACATAGATAAGTATACCAAAGAGGCAGAAAGATTAGGGTATAAAGATACCCAGTTATACCAGTTCTATGATGTAACTACTGGTTTAATGTATGAACAAAGGCTTAATACTAAAGCTGTAGAAATGTCTACAAGAGCACTAGAAGAAAATACTGCTTCAAATGAAATATATGCTGAGTATAATAAACCTTCTTGGTATCAATCTATACCAACAGTACACCCATTTCCTAGGGAAGGTACATATACCTCTAGTGATATTTATAGTAAGCAAGCTGCTGATTCACTAGGAACAGTAAACACAAACTTAATTAAGTTATCAGATAATATACTTAATCTACTAAATTCTATTCTTAGTACAAATGTTACTGATAAACAAAGGTCTTCTCTACAGACAGTAATAAAGGCACAATCTGGTACATATGGTTATGGTGAAAGGAATGGTGGAAGATAATGATATATAGATGGATGTTTGATAAAGGTGGTGAGTACGTTTATATATTTGAGAGAAATCCAGATAGGCATGGTGGTGATACTGGATGGAAGTATATATTAAGATATTCCCAATTTAATCCTATAGGTGGTAGCTTTCCCAACATACACTCAGATGGTTTCAATGGGGCTATAAGGACATTAAGGTTTACTGCTGTATCTGGTATAATGAAAAGAAAATTAGAGGCTTTCTATAGGAGAAGGGCAGTTATAAATGGTTGTAGAGACCATCTACATGGTACATTTGATGAGACTGAAACTAGGGTTACTGATATGTTCTCTGTATTTATAACTGATTTCTCTGCCTCACCACATCCTGTAAATGCAAACTCTTTTCCATATACTGGGGAAGATACTTGGGATATAGAAATGACAATGATGAGGGTTTCATAATGATACCTAGTGGTGACATACCAATATATGAAGTAGTAAAATACAGGAGAGGGAAGGTAGTTTATGTAGAAAGTACAACTCTTTCTTTAATGAAATCTAGGTATAATCAATGGAGAATAAGGTGGTGTACTATTCACCCTAATGCTACTACACCTAGTGGTTTCAGAGAGGGTTTAATAAATAGAGAAGTTTTAAAGTTTTCCTTTGAAAAAGGATTTTGGAGGTATTTACATGGCAGTATCAACAACTAATGAAGGATATGTAGAAATGGCTAAACTATTAGCTGGTATAGCAGCAACACCTATGACTAAGATAGTCCTATTAAAATCAAATACCGTAGCAGAAACTAGTACATATGCTGGTGTAACTAAGTGTACAGAAACTGGTTTAGCAGTAGCTTCTGGTGCTTGTAGTATAGTAACTACTACAGTTTCAGGTGACACTAGTAAGGTATCAGTAACATTTACCCCTGCTAGTGGTGTATCAGTTACAGTATCAGGACATGGTGGTGTTAATACAGACGGTGATGTACTTTTTGGATTATGCTCATATACAGCAGGTATTCCACTAGATGGTACTCAAGGTGATAGCCTAGTAGCTACTTTCTCTATACAGCATAAGCTAGGTTCATAGGAGGTTCTAATGGCTATTTTATCCCCTACTAACTTCTTTTCTACAGGAAGTAATACACAAGTGTACCTTGAATGGAAAACTGGAAGTGGTGCCCAAGGTACCATTGTTAATGCTAAGTTAAATCAATATCCAGCTTCCTATAATACAGATACTATAGTATATAGTGGTACAGGTAATAGTGTAACCCACTCTGGATTGACTAATGGGGATGCATGGTTTTATAGAGCTTGGGCTTATAGTGGTGTTGTGGAACCAAGTGGATACACTAACAATATTTGTTATCCTTTAACTAGTGGTATTATACTTAGTGTTGACGATACTAATGGATATGTTTCTTATTATGGTGATGCAGATAGAGATTTTGTATATTTTGGGACTTACAGTAATACTTCAAATATCTATAGGGTTTATAAAGTAGGTCAGTCAGATATGAAGGTATCTGGTTACATTGAAATAATTGATACTGCTTTAAATTCTATGTCAACAGCAAAGATAGATGATTATGACCCAACGTATATATACGTTGGTACTAGATCATCCAGTAGTCCAAGGGTTTATAAGGTTAGTACTGATACCCTAGTAGTTGCATCATCATGGGATTGTCCTATAGCACTTAATAAATTATGCTATGGCTTTGAAATGGATGACACCTATGTATATGCTGGAATATATGATGGTGATGGTGGTGTATCTGGTATAAATGTTGGTGGGGTTGCTTCGGGATATATATACAAGATATTAAAGTCAAACCTAACAACAGTATCTTCTGTTGAACTACCTATACTATCAATGGTTCAGGATATGCTTCTTCACGAAGGTCATCTTTATACAACAATGGATGATGGTGGTACTTATAAGGTAAAAACATCAGATATGTCAATTATTGGTGTCAATAATTCACCAGGTGGTAATGATGTAATAGACTATGATGGAAAATACTTTTTTGTAGGGTGTGCTACTGATAGTACCCTTCAAAAACTAGACCATGATTTAGGTTTAATTGAATCTTGGTATCCCCCATCTGGGGAAACGTCAACCATTATTAATGCGTTAAGGTACAATGGACAACACCTACTAGTTGGTTTAGGACAAACAGCATCTGTAGGTAAAATATACGTTCTTAATCCAGATACTTTGGATACCTATGGTGTAGTATCACCAGTATCCTCACTTGCTGGTATATATCAATTAAATGTAAAGGATGAAGACTTCTTTTATGCTGGTGTTACTTATAGTGGTGGGGGTTATAAACCTAAGTTTATACTGAAGATGGAAGACCCATATTGGACTACCCCAACAAACCCTAGTGTATCAACTTCTACCCCTACTACAGTAAATGCTACAACAGTATCAGGTATTGGTGTTATATCCAGTAATGGGGGTAATAGAATACTAGATAAGGGTTTCTGTTATGTATCTGGTGTAGGTACACCAACTATTTCTGATATAGTAGTACATGATTATGAGGTTGAGTCTGGTAATTATAGTTTATCAATAGCATCATTAGTATCTGGTGCTTCCTATTCTATACGTGCATTTGTTAGAACTGGTACAGGAACAGGATATGGTGATGTAGTTACATTTAATACTGTTTCAGGAGTATCAGTAAGTTCTGGTTTATTAATATCACACTTAACAGGTGAGGGAACTACAGAAGAGCAATATCTAAATAGTGATCATCATTCAGTTCACTTAAATGGTCAACAAGCAGGGGATATTATATATGCCTTAGATTCTACTACATTGGCAAGGTTACCAATAGGTAGTGGTGTATTAATCTCAATAAGTGGATTTCCTGTATGGTCTACAAGTATTCCATCTGGTTGGATAGTATAAATTGGGGTATTAGGGGGATAAATGAGTAATGAATTAAAACATATAAGTGTTGGAACAGTATTAACTAAAGATGAATATGAATCAGTTACTGGACATGCATTAGATAGTCAAGCAATAGGGGATATGATATATGCTAAAGATGCATCTACTCTAGTAAGACTTCCTATAGGGTCTGGAATACTATCTTCTGTAGGGGGTATCCCAGTATGGTCTACTACAATCAGTGGTATTGCTACAGGTAGGACTGCTGTTTGTGTAATTGCTGCATCTAATTCCCCTAAAAAAGAACAGGCTGATTTTGTTTGTTCAGGAATTTCTGGTAATCCAATAGATAGTACAACGATTAATCAAGCATTGACAGTAGTGTCCTCAGGTGGTGGTGGTTTAGTATGGGCTGCCAAGGGGACATATTATTGTATTGAAAGTATACTAGTTCCATCAAATGTAACGTTGGAATTTGAACCTGGGAATATTGTTTATGTGTCAGACGATGGTAGTCATCTGGCTCAGTACACTATTTCTGGATATTACTGTTCAGCTTTGATAACGAATTCAGATCATTCTGGAGGAAACACAAATATTACAATCAAAGGTGTAAACATCGACTTCCAGGATGATACTCTCCCAAAAAGTCTTACTCAAAATTGGGCTGGAATATGGTTGGATAATTGCACAGAATCGTCTGTGCAAAAAAGCTATGTGACTGATGTTGTGTACTCATTACTTGACAATCCTACCTATAGAGCACAGGGTATCCTGATTTCAAACTGTACTCATATAAAAGTGGAATATAATAAAACCACTTATTGTGGCTATGAAGGAATCGGTATAAGAGGTGCAAACTCATATATATATGTAGAGCATAACTATTCAGATAACAATGGTACACATGCCATGCAAGCTGCTAGATGGGCACCTAGAGAATCGGGTGTTGAAGGGGAGATAGGTGATCACATCTATTTCAACAAAAACGAGCATCCAGATGATGACATTTGCTTTGATGGAGCAACGCTTGGTCTATCCTCTTGTTTCGCATCTGGAAATTCAGGTAAGCAGATAACAGTCGCTGGCACTGTCAATAATATTCATGTTGATGGGAATATAGAGGAAACGATAGGTTATGAAGATGGTGGATGGACTGCTCCAACTGCTAAGGATATACATTTTTGTAACAATATTGTTAAGCTATTGGGAGATGGGTACTATCCGTTATATATTACTATGACTAGGGATGGTGGTACTGTTAGGGGTATATATTTTACCAATAACACAATTAATTCAGCATATAATGGTAATCAAATATATATAGCTACAGCAGAAACTTTAGGGGATATTTATGATGTTACTATTGAAGGTAACTCCTACATAGGAAGGCCTGCAAATAATGCATTTCTATATGTATACTATCGTGTCCATAATACTCGTATCCTTAATAATACAGTGCAGTATGGTAACAGATTATTCCGTGTAAATGCTGGGTCACCTGATGGTTTTGTGGTAGAAAACAATCACACATCTGATTTGTCATCAGTTATGACATATGAAGGGTCTGGAACTAAATTTTCCTATAGGGGAAATTACTATAATAATGTTCGTTGGTTTGGGCCAGGTGAAATAGGTACATTTAGTGGTACTATATCAACTCTCACACAAAATGCTTTTAATTCAATAGATAATCCTTTTGGGCAGTCAGTAAAAGTCCTTGATCTACAAATTAATGTAAATACAAAAGCTACATCAACAGAACCAAACATTGATTGTGGTATAGGTTCTAGTGCAACTACAGATTATACTACATTATTTGACGATCTTCCAGGTGAAACAGCAGGATACTATAAATCAACGGTTACAACACCTGGAGCGCAGACAGTTCCCCAATTATGGGCAAGCGGGAGTGGAAATAGATACTTAAATATGAGTATTAAGGATGCCGCTGCAACAGGAATGGTAGCTACTTATACAATAACAGTTATGGGTATATAAGTGATAGTATGCAATTCACCCCTTTGGTGCAAATATAAAACATCAGAGGGGTTATGTAGACTAATAAAAGACTTATCCTGTCCACCTTCAGAAAGATGTAGTTGGGCTAAAGAAATCATCCCTAGTAAATAGAGGTCAATATATGGCTTGGTTATCAGATTATACATATAGAAGAAGAGTAGCATTATCTAGAAGTTCTGGTGCTGTTACTAACTATCAAATGAAGGTTGGAGTAGCGGAGAACTCTTGGTTACCTGGATGGTCTTATCGTAAATTAATAACACTTTCTAGGGCTTCTGGTGCTGTAACCAATTATCAGATGAAAATCTTAGTTGGTGAAAGTTCTGGTGCTACGGGTGAAGATGTTGATTGCGGCGGATTGTGCCTGTCATCCTTTGACGATCTCAGGTTTACTAACGCTACTGGAACTGTATTAGATTATTGGATAGAGTCTATCACAGGAGCAACTCCAAATCAACTAGCTACAATATGGGTTGAATTTGATAGTATTGGTACAAGTGATACTACTTTCTTTATGTATTACGGTAACGCCTCTGCTGCCGCTTACTCCAACATCTCCGATACATTCGCCTATGGAGAGGACTTCGAGTGGGGAGTTGACGGGGACGACATTGATACTGATGGTGGGTCTATTGATTGGTCGAAAAATGTTGCTGGCTCGTCCACTGCTAAGATAGATACTGGTCAAAAATGGGGCGGGTCTAGGTCACTAGAGTTATACATGGATGGGACTAATAGTCCTCAAGCCTATTTTGATAATACCGATTACACAGATAATGCCGTAAGATTAAGATTTCGTAAGGATGGTACTTCACAAGGTTATATCTTATGGGGTAACGGAACTCAAATTGTATACGTAATTATTGCTGCTAACGAAGGAGTATATTACCTAGATGCTTCAGGTGATCTTATAAGTTCAGGTCAGTCGGTATCAGTCAATACGTGGCATTTGTTTGAAGTTTATAATATTGATTTTACGGCGGGTACTTACTCCCTTTCGCTGGATGGGGTTGAAATTTTAACTGATGTTGAGATGTTCGTAAGCGCTTCAGTTAACGGTAGAATTTTACTTATGAATGCCATTGGTTCATCTTCCTGCTGGTATGATGATGTTATCGTCCGTGATTGGTTGGCAGTGGAACCCGCCTTTGGTACATGGGGCGATGTAGAAGAAGGTGCAGTAGGTTGTGAAGGGTTATGTCTTTCGTCCTTTAATGATATAAGGTTTACTAATTCTGATGGGGAAACTACGTTACCTTATTGGATTGAGGAAATCAGCGGGGCAACGCCTAACCAACTCGCAACTGTCTGGGTTAAGTTTGATTCCATTGGTACAACTGATACCTATTTTTATATGTACTACGGGAACGCCTCAGCTGCCGCCTATTCCAACGGTACAAACACGTTTAAAAAGTTTGAAGACTTTGAATGGGGTGCGGACGGGGACAATATTGACACCAATGGCGGGTCGGTAACATGGACTAAAGTCGTTGCTGGGTCTTCCACAGCTAAAATAGATTCAGGCCAAAAGTGGGGCGGTGCACGCTCGCTGGAGCTGTACAGGGATGGTACGAATAACTCCCTGTGCTATTTTGGCAATACGGATTATTCTGGTTATTCAATTCGTTTCCGATTCCGTAAGGACGCCACATCTCAGGGTCGTTTCATTTGGGGTAATCCAGCGCACGTAATATATCTGTTAATTGGAGCCGACGAGAGGATATATTACTACAATGCAGCGGGTACTCCTGTTGACTCAGGCTATACAGTGTCGGTTGATACATGGCATTTATTTGATATCTACGATATAGATTTTACAGCAGGAACATATTGCGTATCCCTTGATGGTGCTGAGATACTAACTGATGTGGAGATGCAGGATAGTGCGGCATGGAATGGGCTGACGGCGTTATACAACTCAGGAGGTACGTCAAGTTGCTGGTTTGATGACATTATATTGCGTGACTGGCTGGCCGTTGAACCTACATGGGGAAGCTGGGAAAGTACAGAGTCATATATAAAGCTATATGAAAGCCATACTACAGGTGATGATTTATCATATCCTATATACATGACACAATATGGTTGTTGCCAAACATTTAAAAATGAACTTCCTCATTACATAGATAATATAAATGTAAAGGTAAAAAGAACTGGAAATCCCAATACTTTAATTGCATACCTAGTAAATTCAGATGAAGGTGGAAATCCAGTTTTCTCTAATTTATTATCAGATAAATTAATATCAGATAGTATAGCTACTTCTGGTATATCAGACTCTGCATTTGAGTGGGTAAATATACAATTTGATGAGCCATACTTAATACTAGCTGATACATACTATGGTATAGTATTACTTACTGCTGGTATGAACTCTAGTAATAAAATAGATTGGGCTTGTGCTTCTGGTACTACTGGGTATTCTAATGGTATTGGACTAAAATCATCTTCATTTGCTAATGCTAGTAGTACTTACTATACTGATGCTAACTGTGACTTTATGTTTGAAGAATACGGTTTAGCAGTACAACCATCAACTGATAGTTTTGAGTACTATCTTATTGGTGAGGATACAGACTATGATTGCTATGATAGTTTCACTATGGCAAGTCAAAGTTTTACACCATTAACATCTCATTCTCTTGAATCAGTAATGTTAAAACTTAAAAGAACTGGTAGTCCTGGGGATGCAGCACTTGTTATTATGGGTGCTGATGAGGATGGTTTACCTGATGGTAGTCCCCCAATAGATTATGATAGAATACAGACCTTTAGTGGGAATTCTGTTTCTGATGAGGATTTTAGATGGGTACAGGTAACATTAGATACCCCATTAGATTTAAGTCTTGGTAAGTATTGTGCAGTTTTAATTGTTCTATCTGGTAATTCTTCTAATAAATTAGAATGGGCTATGGATTCTAGTAGTTCAACTTACCCAGGTGGTGTATCTAGCTATGGTGATGCTATGGGATTTACCACAAGTAGCGGTGATTTCTTGTTTGAGGCGTTAGGTACATCTATTGGTACTCAGTACACAAAAGAGTATTCTGCATCATTGGGTCTTACAAGTATAGGGGTAAGGTATACTGATATTATAAGAAATTATTCTGCATATTTTAGTTTATTACCCAGTATAACAGCAGATCAATTTGAAGCATTAGAGGAACTTTTATTCCCCCTAACTTTCCCCCTATTTATGGGTGAAGCTGAGGGTGGTACCCAATATACTAAGGAATATTCCGCACTAATGGGATATGTAGCGTTGAATACTAGGGATTATTTTGGTGTTAGAAACTACCCCAGCATTCTAGCTCATAAACCTACTGGTTTAAGGGATTACTCTGGTACAAGGGGATATTCTACTATATTGTCTCATAAGGCACTGTTTACTAGGTTGTATAATGCCTATAGGTCTGCATTAGTAGCTTGTGGTAACATAGCTATGCAAGGTGGTATAAATTTACTATATGCTGATGCAATAGCTGTAATGGGAAACACATCTACGTATACTAGGGCTGGTAGTGTTATTAGAGCTTACTCTTCTATACTAGGAAATGCACCATATTATGTTAGAAGTGAGGCTTTGATCAGAGCATTCAGCAATCCTATGTATAGTGTTCCATTTGAGAGTCATCTATTTAATGATGCTGGGGCTACTGAGTACATAGAGGATGCTATAGCTATACTAGAACATGTAGCTAATTCACTCAGAAAGGATTCAAGATTACACATACAAAGTTATGTTGGTACCTCAGCAGTAGTTTTACAAGAATATTTTGATAGACCAGATGGAGAATTAAACCCATTATGACATATAACGATATATACGGAATAGTATCTTCTGCCCAAGGATTTACTTTATCTTCACAATGTAGTATTAGTTCAGTAAAACTAAAACTAAAGAGAACAGGAAGTCCAGGTACATTACTATTCTTTATAATAAGGGCAGATGAGAATGGTGTGCCATACCAAAGTCCAGTGCTATTAAATAATGAGGTATCAGAAGAGTTTGAATATGATACTATTGATGCTTTTTACCCTAATTGGGTAACGTTTGACTTTAGCCCTACAACTCTGGAAGCTGGAACATACTGCGTGGGCATTATAGCAGCTTCTGGGGATGTAAGTAATAGTATACAATGGGAAAAGGATGATTGGTATCCTGACTATGATGGTGGTGTGGCTAGTGAAACAGAAAATGTAATTTCAGAAGACTATATTCCAATTACTGCTGATCTACTATTTAAGGTATACGGGGCATCCCCTATAAGTTATGATGATATAGGGGCATATATACCTAGTGTATCTGGATATGTAACACTATACAGAAGTAATGAAAAATATGGTCAATTATTCTATGCAAATGATGATTACTACCCTACTAGTTTATCTTTAGCTGGATACCAGATAGGTACCCCATCAGGTAATTTATGTGCAGAGATATTGGGATATAATAGTGGTGTAATAGGCTCTGTGTTATATAGTGGTTATATTCCATGTAGTAGTATCTCACTAAATTATTCAGAGGATGTAAGTTTATACATACCTTCAGGTAATGCTAGTGGGTATTATATTAATCCACCTAATGTCTATCCTAGTGGTACAAGTTATATAGAATGTGTAACTAGTGGGGTAGAAACATATCTTACAACAAGTGGGGCTGAGTATCCAGAATATTTTGATACTGCCTTTACTATATCTGGTACATCACAAAGTAATGATATTGCTTATCTAAGGGTAGCAGTTGTAGCAAAGAATAGTAAAGGTATAAGTTTATACACAGATATAGGTGTATTCTTAGAGGGACAAGCATATGAATATACAGTTTTAGAACCTACTACAGATCAGTGGAAGGAATATTATTATGACTTTGCAGTAAATCCCTATACTAGTAGTTCATGGACTTGGGATGAAGTTAATGATTTGAAGTTAGGTTTAATTATGTTCACAGGTCACGATTTTGGAAGACCAGAAGAAGGTTGGAATACTATTAGTGGGGAATTGTATGATGTACAAGTATCTAAACTTAGTCTAGAAGTACATTATATTGAAGAGGTATATCCAACATTTATAACAGTACCCATAAGTGGTACTGTATGCCTAACATCTGGTACTTCTTATCTAGCAGTAATGTATCCTAGTGATTATCTTGAATCCAGTTATATAAAAATGGGGTATGATGTAGGTGGTTCTGATTTTGGTAAGCTAGTTAGGGTGTATGACAATAAGCCATTTACAGATTACTATAAAGATATGCTATATGTAATAGAGGGTTATACTGAGGAATTATCGGAGTATCATAGAGATTACTCGTCAATACTAGATAGCTTTGCAGGAACATCCTTAAGTGGAACATTAATAAGAAGGGATTATTCTAGTATACAGAGTCATATTGCCTCTAGTATACGTACACAATTAACCCATAAATCTGATAGTAAGATAATGGGACATACCCCATCTGGTTACAGATATGATAGTGATTCCAGTATATTTTATCCTGATTCATCCTCAGATAACTTCCTTGTTGGGTATAATGATTATGCCTCTGGGTGGATAAGTCTTAGTCCTGCCTCATATGTGTACGTGGGTAGTGTTTCACCCCCAGCTTTGCATAAAACAGGATTTGGTATAAGGTTTAATAGTGTTTATGTACCAGAGGGGGCAACTATAGTATCAGCTACTATAGTACTTAAAGAGGGGCATTATTCAGCAGGTACAAAAGCAAGGATTACTGGTGCTAAAGAAGAAAATCCAGCAGGATTCTATTCATTAAGTGATTTTATAGAGAGAAGGGGTACTATACTAGGTGGTACTGATGATTCAAAGATTACTACTGCTCAGGTTGATTGGGATGTAGAATATGATACAACTGTCTATACCCCAGATATTGCTAGTGTAGTAAATGAAATACTACAAAATGGATGGGTTAGTGGTAATTCAATGGTGTTTTATATTGATGATTTTGATGGAAGAAGTGATACTAGGGATGATACATGGTTTTATTCTGTTTCATCAGCAAGTAAACCTTACCTAGTATTAACCTATGCTGGTGCTGGCTCTATAATAAAAAGAGAATACGGGTCTATTGTATCACTTTCACCATTATATAGTAATCAGCATACAATATACAAGATAGGTACTGGTATAATAAGTCATAAAGCAGACGATGGTATAGTAGACCTTAGTATATCTGGTACTTCAAGTTTCTACAGTTCTATTGATGCTATAGCAACTATTACTGGGGCTTCTTCCTCAGATTGGAATGTTGGTATACTATATGCCATAAGTGGTATTCCAATAATATCTGGTGATTTATCAGAATTCCCTTATGAGTTCCCTCTTGACTTTGATGACACACAGTATTATGATGTAGTTATGCTATCTGGTTTATATGGTAATAGTATAAACCTAGCTACTATATCTGATTTACTAGATGAGCAGACTTATAATGTAAGGTTAGTAGCTTATAATGAAAATTTCTTAATATATAGTGATACTGTAGAAATTGAGACAGAAGAATACCCTATAGTTGATAATATAAGGTATCCTATAACTTACGCTACTATAACTAAGTCTGATACCCCAGGTGTTATATCAACTGGTACTGAGTACGAGTTAAATGTTATTAGTTGCTCAATAGAATATAGTTGGAATCAATCAGTATCAACATGTACTCTAGCAGTTAATCCTATTAGTGGTGTTGAATTCCAACCTATGGATAGGATTAAAGTAAGACAAGGGTATATAAATAGGTCTTTTATAGAGACTACATTTATAGGATTTATTGATACTGTTACTAAAGATGCTTCAACACACTCTCTAACTATTGGCTGTAGGGATATACTAAAGTTAGCACAAAATAAGTATTATACAGCAAAAGACGCTAAGGTGTACTCAAAAGATTTTATGCCAGATGTAGGAAGTGGTGGTCAATCAGTAGCAGATAGACAGATGGAGAGTATAATAAGTGATTTCTTAACTGATTCTGGTATACCAGAAGAATACATTAATATACAAAGTGAAACAACTGGTATAACTATTGGTGGTATAAATAGTAATTATGCTACTGTGTTCAAGTACATGAATGCAATGGAAGCCATACAGAGTCTATGTGATGTAGGTGGATATCATCTTTATTCTGATATAACAGGTATGATAAGGATGAGGAAGATAAGACCTATTGCTAGTGATAATCCACAATGTATATTACAAACTCAATTAGAGACACCTTCAGAGTATTCTTTTACAGTGAATAGGATAGGTAATATTTATGAACTAGAAACCGAAAGAGATGATGAATCTATTAGAAACTATATAACTGTTTCAGGATTAGGAAACCTTAGTGCTACAGCAGTAGGGGTTAGTCCTTATATACCTTCCCCACCAACATATAGAAAGATGGAGATAACTACTAGTTATATAGATGATGCAGATATACTAGCACAAACAGCTAATGACATATTGACTGATCTTAATAGAATAAGATATACAGCTAGGGCTAAAATAGAGGGTATACCTAACTTACAGATAGGGGATACTGTTAAGGTAATAGACGAATATTCAACTTCTGCACCAGGTATAAACTACTTTGTTAATAGTATATCTTCTAATATGGATGAAAGTGGATATTACATGAATCTTGAATTAGTTGGTGGTATTGGGGATGGTTCGGAGTCTATTAACAATGTTTCCCCTGTAGCTGAGTTTGAGTATAAAGTAGTAAGTTGTAATGGTGATTCAGACCTAGTTAACATAGAGTGTGATGCTACCAAGTCAAGGGATTATAACGGGGATTCTTTAACTTATGAATGGACTTGCACTGGAAAAGAGGCACAAACTGGTAAAGTAGTTACCTTTGAAGAGATAATTGGTGAAGTAGTAATTACATTAACAGTAACAGATAATGGTCTTCCAGTTAACTTAAGTAACTCAGTAAGTAGAACAGTTAGTTATAGTAATGATGTTGTAACTACTAGAACAATAGTAGCTGCATCAGATACAGAAATTCATGCTACTAGGAATGGTGGTATAACTTGGGATAGTGTAACACTATATTAGGAGAGTATAATGGCAGTTGAGTGGATTTATCCAGTTTATGATTCAAAAGGTGGAACAATATACATATATAAAGATAGTGAGGGTAATGATGTAACAGAAGTTATCCCAGAGCAAGATATACTTAAGTGTGGGTATGAATGCATGAATTCAGTAGTTTATACTGGTAGCTTTAGGTATTATCGTTCTTACTTTACCTCATTTATTTACTTTAATATACCTAGTATCCTGAGTAGTAATATTACTAGTGTAAAGGTATATTTTAGGATTAAGGGATTTAATTCTGAAGGTTCAAGTGATAATACTATAGATATATTTACTAAACCTGATGAGACGGTAACTACCTTTCCTACTGTTACTCTTGATGAAGATGATAGAACCACACCATCATGGTTTAAGATAGATGATCTAGGGGAAATAGAATATCTTAGTTCATTATATGCTAATGGTGTGTGGTTAGGATTAGATATAACTAGTGAATTTAAAGACTCTATTGATTTTGGTTTAACTATGTTTCCAATAAAGATAGCCCCTAGTATTACACAACCACCAGAGTATTCGTTTTCAAGAGTAGTATTAACAGATTATGAAGAGAAAAGTTCAGTTCTAATATATGGTGCTGGAAGTCTGGTTAAAGGCGATGAAGTACCAGAAGATTATACGGAATCTACTATATACTATAGACCTATAATTAGAATAGAGTACTCAACAGGTACCCCAACAACTGCATCTAATGTTCTATGTGTAGACTCTGATAGTAAATCAGACGTATTCTTAGCTGGTACTGAATCTGGTAATGTGTGGAGAATTTACTATACAACTGCTGGTGTTTTGGTAAAGGAATTAGTAGCTACGTTTGATGGTCAAGTTTCAGCTATTTACATGGATAGGGTAAAGAACTTATTAGACTACCCTTCTACAGCTTTAACTTGGATAGGCTTATCTAATGGTGATGTATATAGGGGTACAATAAGTAGATTACCTGCAATGTCACCAGTTTTATCCTTAGATGCTTATATAACATTTATAAGGGGAAGTGATGTAAATTCTAATAAGGTAATTATAACTACTAGTAGCAGGATATACTTTACTACAGATGGTATACACTTTAGTTATAAAGCAATTGATGGTTCAATAACAGGTGCATGGGTATGGAAGGATATTATACAGGTAGTAACTACTACTAAAGTCTATAGAAGTGTAGATTTTGGGGTAGTTTGGTTAGAGTGCCTAGGGGTACCAGCAGACTCAAAGGGTATTGCCTTTGGTGTTAACAATGTTAAGGAATCCATAATAGGAAATGGAAGTTCTTTATATTATAATTTAAGGGATTCAGGTGAGAAATTTATGTATAGAGAGGGAATTGATTTATCAAGTTCTATATATGTTCTAGAACCTGATCAATACTCACAGCTATGCTATATAGGAACAGCAGATGGAATATACTATACTAGTGATTGGGGTAGGTCTGCACATCAAATTAAAAGTGGTATTTCAATAAAAGACTTAGCAATAGGAAAGAAAGCATAATGGAAAACTACGAATACAAACAGCTAATTGATTTTATAAGAAAAGAGATAAAGGATAGTATATATTCCTTTTCTACAGAAAAGAAACTTGATCTGAGTAAAACATCTACAGGAAAGATAATAGGCGGTTCACTTAGTCCATTAGATTGTGGGTATGAAACATATACTACAGATTTAGAAGCGTATCCCATTGATGAAGATACTATAGCATGGGGTAAAGGGGCTTTAACAGATATAGAAGGGATAGCAAATGCTACAATACAAATAGCAGATGGAAGAACTCAAGAAATTATATGTAATAGTGGATATGATATCACTGAATTGGTAGACCATTATTTTTATGTAGATTGGGGGAATACTACACTACAACATACTTTGAATTATTCAGAGGCTGTAGGTGGTTCAAAGATATTAATATTCATGGCTAGACCTTCCTGTACATATAGTGTAGCTAATAATGAGTGGGTAATAAATACCAGCGGTAAAGCCCTTATAATACATTATGGGGCTAGAATACCCATACTAAATGCAGTATCAATAAGTGCTAATTCTATCCTAGCAGAGCATATAATGTCTGATTCTATAGAGGCTCGTCATATAAAAGCAGGGGAAATAACAGCAGATAAACTTAGTTTTAATATTTCAGATTATGCGATTACTAAGTCAGATGAACCACCAATAGACCCAGAAGTAGATGATTTATGGTTATGCACTAAAACAGAAAATGGGTTTATAGAAAATATACTCTATAGGTGTACTTCTATTTCACCAATTACATGGACAGCTTGTTCTAGTACTGATTTAGATTCTCTAGGTACAGAGGGTCAATACCTTAAAATATTTGCTAATTCATATCTTACTGCTGATGGATTAAATGTATCTGCTATGTACCAAATATTAGGTACAGAACCTTTAACTCAGGAGGAAAAGGATTTATGGAATTCAAAGAATAAAATTACTAGGTCTTATTCACAACCATTAAGTCATATTGAGGGGGATTACTGGATAGATTTATCAAATAATTACACGTATATCTTTGATGGTATTAATTGGGTATCTGCTAAAGATGGGGCATTAATTGACCTTGAAACAGATATTGCAGCAGGAAATATTAATCTATCATCTAGTACTACTTTAAACGGGGTATTAAGAGTAACTGAAGGGGTTGAACTAAGTGCAACTGATGGTATAATAATAACTGGTGGTACTGGTAATAAGTTTGTAATACAGGATTCAGATAGTAACATAACTTTTTCTGTAGATGCTAATGGCTCGTTGAGGTCTAACAGTAATTCTATTGTTTTATCTGATAGTGAAATAACTATTAATAAAAATGGTGGGATATTCTTTTGTACCTCTGATGGGGATAAAATGGGAACCATGTATGCTTCTGAACAATTAGATGGATCTAGGGTTATGTTTATACAGTCTTACCCTAATTTTAACAATAAAAGTAAAATATATATAGGAACTGTCTCAAATAATACTGAGGTAAGGTTAGTTGGTAAAGTTATTGCACAAAACTCTTTTAAGTTACCTGTTGGAATGAATATGATATAAGGGGAGGGGGATTATGTCCTATTTTAATACTTATATATCTGAAGGGGTAGAAAGTAGTTCTGCTGGATACTACCTTTGGGGTAAACATTCTTTTAATCCTACTGGAAATACCTTAGATGGTTCTCATACTTGGGATGCGTTTTTAACCTCTCATAAATATGATACTAGTGCCTATAGGGTGTTTCCTTATGAGGAAGTAAACGGGACTTATGTGTACAATATAGACCTTACAGGGTATAAATATGGTCAAGAGGTGTTTATGGTTTATGCTGGAATAGACTCAAAGTCTGATAATATATACATGAACCTTACCATCACACTCCCTGGCTCAATAGTATTTATGGACAATTGGTATCTTTTCCCGTTAAGTGAACCAGATAATTATTTTTGGTATGGTATAGGTATTAAGGATGCCTTTGGGATTAAAGAGATATACAGTAACGGTCTTTATAATATTAATATTAAATTTTATGTGGCTAGTGGTGACGAGTTTGAATATTATGGTGAACTTTTACATGAATCAGATATCTTGGTTGTAATATCTAACTTTCCTGATATAGGTAAAGTGTATACAACGCAGGATGTAGGAAAAATATGGGTAGAGGGTGAACATATTTGTTTTATATGCCCCCAAAGAAGAAAGATTATAGTGGGGCATGATGGGGAAACGTTTAGTCCTTATGAAGGTAGAATTATAGAACCTGGTATGATATGGTTAGAGGAGGGTATGGATGGTTTAATATTCTACTGTGACGAGTATGGGGATATTAGAAGAACTAAATATGGGGATAGATTTGGAAATCCGTATCACGCTGGCTCTTACTATGTTTCTGAGGAGGATTATTATGAGGGTGCAGGGGAGTTAACTTATATAAAGGGGACATCTTACTTAAAGTATTACACCCTAGCTTACACTAAGGATGTATCTCAGTGGGGTAAAATCTGGGTAAGTAATAGTTTTGATGAAACTTGTCTAATGATAATGTCCTCTAATGGTTATAAATACAGAATAGGTGCTGGTCATGGGATAGATGGGGATTCAGTAGATGGTGGTGACTTCCAATAGTTGACAAAGTATTATATTAATGTATAATGGAGAGGTGATGATAAAAGACAGGATAAGTAGAGTTAAAGTAGACTTAGAGAATCTAGTTAGTAAAGTAAACCAGATAAATAGTACCATACAACAACTAGAGAGAGAAAAAGATAATGTCATGATTCAAGCATATAGACTAGAGGGTGCTCTAAAAGAGCTTAAAGAGATTGAAAAAGAAGATAGTCTATTGACAAAAGACTAGATTTTATGGTATAATTAGGTAGAGTATATTAAAGGAGAGGAAGTTGATTTTATATAGTAAAGATTTTCTTAGTTTGACAACAAAACACCCTTCCACTATAAGAGTATTAGATGATACCCCAGTAATTGTATGGTCACATTGGATTAGATCAGGACACCCTAAATTCCCCAAGGTTAATGCGGGAAAAGGGATGTCCTTTATTTGTTCTGGATGGGGTTGTACTATTTGTGAGCATAATAAAAATGAAGTAGACCCCAATAATAAATCAGAGAACCATAAGCTGTTCTATGCTAGGGTATTAGATAGGACTCTAGTAAGGAAGTGTGAATGTGGTAAGTATTACTTTGAGGTTAATAAATGGTATCCAGATAAGTGTGAGTGTGGTGCTGATTTATCTACTAAGGTACCAGAGCCTTTAAATGAAGTAAAAATACTACAAAAAGCAGCCTCTGAGGATGCAAGGTCAATCCTAGGACAGCTTATTAGATTTGAGGATGTTATGAAATTGGGTAGTGTAACTAATTATGATATAAAAGTAACAGCAACACTACCACTAGGGGGAAGTAAGGATAATATAAATTATATGCTTATCCCCAGACCAGAAGAAAAGCTTGACATATCCTCTATTTTAGGTGTAGACTGGAGTAGTAAGATACTTCCCCTAAGTGAGGTTACTAAACCACTACCTAGTTATATGGTTAATAAGATACTTGATGGGGAAGATTATTATAATGTAGCTAAATAGGTGGTTATATGTCTTTAGATGATAAGTCTCATGGGTTTGATTATTGGTGGAATTTAGTAGGTGCTGATAAGAATTGGGATGCCCTATCTATACCAGATAGGATGCAAGTAGTTAACCAAATAAAGCAGTGCATGATAGAGTTTGCCAATATATCAATGAGTGAATCAGAGATATGTGATCTCATAACTAAGACAGATATAGCTACAGTTTTTGATGCTATCCTAGTATTATGGTCTATACCTCAAAAGGAAATTCAAGACCCCTATGCTATTAGAGGTTACTTAAGGAAGGTAGTTTATAATACTTGGAGAAATGGTAGGGAGGATAAACCAGTATTCTATAGGGAACCTAAAAGAAAACATAAAGTAAAAGTATGCTCTACAGATGAAGTAAAGAAGTATAATCCCTTTAACTTTAACCTACGCTTTTGTGAATGCGGAAAGATTCTTAAACCAAATGAAGTAAAGTGCAAGAAATGTTCAACATAAGTAAGGAATTATTTGAAAACTTAAGAATAAGAGATCGTGGGAATGGTGAAGTACAGGGAAAGTGTCCCATATGTAATGCAGAAGACGCTGGATTTAATGTAGTAAAAGGATGTTGGAACTGTTTTAGGTGTGGGGAAAACGGGAAGTTACTGGTAGAGTGTTCTATAGAATTAGAGGTAAAGAAAGAACCAGAATTAGATGTAGATAAAGTAAGAGAACTATACACTTCTGTATCTAGTAAGTATAATGATAGTGTACACCTAGCAATAGAATACCTTAAAAAGAGGGGATTGACTGAGGAAACCATACAAAGGTTTAAACTGGGATTTTGTCCTACAGATTATTTTGAAGAATACTCTAGTGACATAGCTGAGAGTTCTGGTATAATAAAGGGTAATTATCCCTGTCTATGTAATAGAATTACTATTCCATATATCTATAATAAAATGGTTACAGATATTAGGGGAAGGGTATCAGAGGGCATATACTACAAGGACGATACACCTAAGTATATGAGTTTAAGGGGAAGCAGGAAAGCTAGAGGCTCGCTTTTTATGTTTAACCATGATATAATAGATTATAGTGATACAGTTGTTGTTACTGAGGGTGAATTTAAAGCTATACTAGCTAGTCAGTATGGTATTCCTATAGTGGCTACACCTGGAATTAGTATTTGGGATGATTCATGGACTAAGCAGTTAAGGGATAAGAGAGTAGTGCTTATTCCAGATAGGGAGAGAGTACCCTTTAGGTTTACACCAGCATATAATCAAGTTATGTACTTGAAGGATAAATTACCAGATATAAGGATAGCTTTATTACCTTTTTATAGGGGGAAAGATAAAATTGATATAGATTCTCTTATACTAGATGGTGGTATTGATGCCTTGAAATGGGCTATCAAAGGTGCTATAACCATAGAGGATTATTTATACTCTGCACAAAGGAAGGATTATGGAAAACGTTAACGAAGTAGATGCTATAAAGCTACCAGAGTCTTATGATTCTGTTGAAGAGGCTTTACTAGGTATATTTATGCAAGAAGACTCTTCTGCTGCTTACATTGCACAGAGTGGGTTATGTCCTGAACACTTTACAAAAAAGAAGAATCAACTATTATTCTCCGTTATATTATCTGTTAGGATAGAGTCTGGTATAGCTTCTCTTGACTTGATTGCCAATGCTTGTGAAAAAACAAAGATTAAGGATAGCTATAAGAAGGACACCAATATCTCTGTACTGGATTACATTGGTGGGGCAGAGGAATTAACTAGAGTATTAAACACCCCCCAAGGTACTGATTTAAAGTATGCAGAGGCATACACTAAACTTGTATTTGAACAATATAGACTAAGTAGGGTTCAGGTTATTGGGGATAGATTCAAGAGCTTAGATAAATTTGATGAAGAGTCTATTGCTAAAATGGCTACTGAATTACAGAGTGTAGTAATGGATTCCTCTCTGGATAAGCATGGTCTAGTTAGTATAGATACCCTCTTAACTGATGCCTATAAAAGGTTTGAGAATAGGAAGACTAATCCAGAAGATTACCTAGGTCTACAAACAGGTTTCTATTATATGGATAAATATAAGGCTATAGCTAAGAAAAGAACCTGTATTATTGGTGCTGGAACAAGTCATGGCAAGTGCCTCCATCCAGATACCCTAATATATACCAGTAGAGGTTTAAAGAAGATATCTAGTATACTTGTGGGGGATCATGTTCAAACTTCTTCAGGTAACACTCACATCGTTTCTGCTATACATAGAACTATGGTTGATGAGGGGTATCATATTACCACTGAATACGGATTTGAAATAATAGCATCCCCAGACCATAAGTTTTTAACTGGGTCTAATACTAAGTATTCCCTAAGTACAATAAGGGGTATAACAGAAAAGTTTGGGTGTTCTTATAGCATGGCAAAGAAGGCTCTTCATTGTATTAGGGAAAAAGAGGAATCTATTTCTGTAGGGGTTAATAGCATTATCCATAAAATAAATGGGGTAAGAAAACACAGTACTTGGAAACCAGCTAGGGAATTAAATATAGGGGATGAAGTTTTTTTCGCTGATTCACATAATACCTTTGGAAATAAAAGAATACTAAATGCATACTGGTTAGGTCTTCTTATTGGTGACGGTGGGTTATCTATAAGGGATAGGGTTAGTTTTACTAAAGGGGATAAGCAATTACTTGATGCTTTTAAATCACCCCTTCCTTGCTATAGTGAGAACACAGTAACTGATAATGGCTGTGTTACTATAACAATCTGTTCAAGGTCTTTTAGGGAGTTCTTACTTAATGCCTATGGTATACCTACAGAAGGTGTAAGATCAAACTCCAAGACTGTCCCCAAGGTTATCCTTGAATCCGATAGAGAAACACAAATAGAGTTTCTTAGGGGTATTTTTGATACTGACGGGTATAACTCTTCTAACCTAGTAGAATACTCCACAGCTAGTGAGGTATTATCAAAAGAAGTACAACTATTACTTCTTAACTTTGGTATTCTTTCTAAAAGACATACCAAGACTATAAATGGTGTAAAATACTACTTGGTATGGATAAATGGGGCGTACTATAATCTATTCCACGATACAATCGGTTTCTCTTTAGTACGTAAAAGGAATTTAAAAAGACTAAAAAGATACAACGGTATAGAAAAAGTAGCAGATAGAATAGTAAGTATTGAGAAGGTAAAAGGTGGGGAGTATTGTGATTTAACCGTAGATACTATTCATGATTATGTAGCTAATGGCTTAATAACACATAATAGTATCATTACGCAGGGGATAACTTCTAATCTATTAAAGCATGGTCATAGTATTCTGGTATTTACCCCTGAACTTGACAAGGATGAGTATGTAGATCGTATGATATGCTCTTGTTGTGATATACCTATTGATGATTGGAAGGCAGGTTCAATAGGCTCATCTGAATTAGCAAGGGCATCTAAGTTTATAAAGGATATCATAGGTAAGTATGGTAATAACTTATATGTAGAAGACAGAGGGGTACAGACATCTTCTTACATTATAAACAGTATAAGAAAGCACATGTTTAACCATCCAGTTGATGTAGTAGTAGTTGATTATTTACAAAAACTTAAGTATTATGGTGAACCTAAAAAAGCCATGACAGACATGTCTGGTGACTTTTATGCTTTCGGAAAAGATAATAATATAGCTACTATCCTAGTAAGTCAACTTAGAAGAAAGTTAGATTCAAAAGAGGATATAACTATTAATATGTTAAAGGAGTGTGTTGTAGGAAGTACTCAAGTAATTAAAGAAGATGGTTCTATTGCTAGGATAGATTCAATAAAAGAGGGTGATAGGATATTAGCATCTAATCAGATACAGAGGGTAGTACCTCTAACTGTGAATAAAGTATGGTGTACTGGAATGAGAAAAGTATTTAAAGTTACTACTAGAACAGGAAAAGAAGTTACAGTTACTAATAATCACCCATTTTTAACACCTGAAAAATGGAATAGACTAGAATACTTAAAAGTAGGTGATATAGTAGGTACTTCTATGCTAGCACCTATATCAGAAGATAAAAAATATGATAGTTTATTAGATTTACCAGAAGAGGTAACAGAGTATTTGCAGAGTTTATCCCCTAACACTATAGGTAATACAGGTAAGGTCTCAAGGGACATTGTAAGATCAGTTAATAATAAAGTTCAGGACGCTATCTTAGAGATATTTGCTAATAGTGATATTTTATGGGAAGAGATTGTTTCTATAGAACCTGTTGGTGAAGAGCTAGTTTATGACCTATCTATGGAAAAACATCATAACTTTATTGGAAATAATATCTTCTTACATAATAGTGGGGATTTGGAGAATTTTGCAGATAGTGTTATACTAGTAAGTAGGAACTCTATTACTCAGGTAAGAGAGAAGAATAAAGGTTATTATATAATTGCTAAGAATAGACAAGGTAGTACTACTGATAAAGTTGAATTAGAGTTTAATGATCTAACCCTTAAATTTACTGAGACAGAAGTCCATGAAGGAGATTATGAGGATACAGAGGATAATGACCAAGATATTTAATATGGCTAACCTAGGTTCTCCATTTGAGCGTGATACTGCTGCATTAGCTGGTGAATACGGAAAAAGGGTTCCTATGTGTATTAGTGAAGATACTAAAATACTTACTAATGATGGGTTTAAAGGTATTGATGAATTATCTTATAAAGACAAAGTAGCTACCTTGGATATTAATGGATGTTTAATTTATCAGGGAATAAATGATATATACCAGTATCCTTTTGATGGTGAATTAATAGAGTTTAAGAATAAGTATTTTACTTCATTGGTAAACGATAATCATTTACTTTATGTGAGTAAAAATAAGCATAAATTTGAATTTATTGAAGCTAATAAGTTGTATAAAGAAAAGAGTCTTGATAATTTTTATATTAAACAATCAATTAATGGTTGGGAGGGTTTAAGTACTGAGTATTTTGAGATTCCAAGGGTAATTAGGCAGGGTATTAAGGTTAAAGAGTATCCTAGTAGGAAGATAAATATGGATTATTGGGTAAAATTTTTGGGTAATTACTTAGCTGATGGGAGCCTTTCAGGTAGGGATAAAGTACAAATAGCTAAGATAGACCCTTTAGTAAAAGATATATACTACACTAACGCTTTTAATTGTGGTTTTAAAGTATATAAGACAAAAAGTGGAATAATGATAAATGATTTTCAATTAAATCATTACTTTATGGATTCTAAAAATTGTGGGGCTGTAAATAAATATATTCCTAAAAATTTAAAAGACCTGAATTCTAATACCCTTAAATTATTATCAGATTCTATGTACTTAGGTGATGGTGGAAAAAAAGAAAGCAGGTATTATACCAAATCTGAGAGACTAGCTTATGATTATTTTGATATTTGTTTTAAACAAGGGTATAATTTATCCATAACTAGAAGAAAAAGTGGTATTTATTATATATCTCAAAGGTGTAAAAAAGAAGCATATGCTATAGGGTATAGGAATAAACCAATTAAAGTGAGGTATACTGGTAGAATATGGTGTGTTAATATTGATAATCATATCATATTATGTTTAAGGAATGGTAAAGTACATTGGACAGGAAATAGTGGGGCTTTAGGGACTAGTCTAGGAATAAGTAACTTATGTGGTGACTGCATATGGGATTTTCCGTGGATGGATAAAAAAATGGTTGGTGAGGCAAAGCATGGTTACAAGGGGGGTGGTGATGGAAAAATGTGTCATGAGTGTGGTAAAAAGCTAGATAAACCCTTAAAGGATACAAAGTCTATACTAATAAGAAGGGAGATTTTTGACAAACACTTTAAACAAGCTAAACAATTTAATTTTCTTCCTTTCTGGTCTATGAAGATTAAATATACATCTAGTAAGGATGGTTTAAGTAACTTTATTATAATCCCACATGATGTAATGGAAAAAGTACTAAAGAGTGCTACAGATATCTATAAGGAATTAGAGGAAACTAAAAAGGAATTAAAGGAGTTAAAACGTGCAAATAGTAAATCAAAGTTATGAAATATTAACCCCAATAAATGAGGGGGATATTTGTAAGCTTATTGAAGGGTGTGGAAGAGTATCCTATAAATCAGAAGGTAGGATTACAAAAGACTCATATACTGAGTTCATTAATAAAATAATAAGTAATGGTCATCATAGTGTACTAGAACACTTTAATATCTCAGTAAGATTCATTACGAATAGAGCTATTTCCCATGAAATTGTAAGACACAGACTTTGTAGCTTTACCCAAGAAAGCACTAGGTATGTAAACTATAAGAACAAAGGTATGGTAGTAATACAACCTTTATTTGTCCCTTTGACAGAGGAGTATTCCTTATGGTATAATGCAATAGTGGAATGTGAAAAAACATATAATAGACTATTGGAATTAGGTGCTACCCCTCAAGAAGCAAGAGGAGTTCTTCCCAATGACCTTAAAACTGAGATTATAGTTACTGCTAATATAAGAGAATGGAGACATATTCTCAAGTTAAGGACAGCCAAAGGTGCTCACCCTCAAATGATAGCTCTTATGAAACCCCTTCTTTTTGAGTTTAAAAGTAAGTTGGGTCTTCTGTTTGGTGATTTATAATGGAAGTAAAGTATAAAGCTAGGTGTTCCCTTATTCTAGATGATAATCCTGCTAGGTATACATACTTAATTAAAATAATGGTAAGCTTATCTTTTCCGTATTGTGATAAGATAGTCATAGTATCTACTGCTGAGAGAGCAATAGAGGAATTAAAGAAAGAAGAGGTATGGAATATAATAATGTTAGACCATGATCTAGATGGTAGCAGGTTTATATCTAATAGTGATGGTACAGGATATGATGTGGCTAAGTTTATAAAAGATAGTCAAATAAAGTATAACTTATGTATTATACATACTACTAACGATCATATTGTTAATAAGATGATGAAAGAGTTAAAAGACACTGGTATAGTAAAGTATAAACCATGTGTTGATTTAGGAGAGTATGCTGAGAGTAACTGAACAAGAAGAACCTAACACGGATAAAAGGGAAGCTTTAAATTGTTTTAGAGCAGATCATAAGTGTACCCAACAACTAAATAAAATGTGTATGGAACAAAATTATGAAGTTTGGAAAGTCTGTCCAGCAAATGAAAGGAGATAAATTGATAGAGTGGAATACATTTAGAAAAAGAAGGCTTGTAGAATTAGTGTCACATGAAGAGGGATTTTCAGAAAGAGAAATAGCTGATGCCCTTACTTTAGAGTGGGGAATTAATGTAACAAGGGATGCAGTACATAACAAAATAAGAGACTTAGACATTAGATCATATGAGGATAAACCAGTAACAGACCCTATGCCCTATTATAATAAGTATAGGGATATATACGAAGATGAAAGTGTAGTAATACCTAAAACATTTACCCTAGATAATGGGGTATTCCTAGGGGATAAAAAAGAAAAGCTGAGAATACTCTATATAGGTGATTTACATATACCTTTTCAGGTAGACTCTCAAATTCAAGAAGCTATAAATAGAAACCTTAATGCTGATATGGTAGTTACTACTGAACTAATGGATTGTTATTCTGTGTCTAGATTTAACAAAGAAATGAGTATTCCACTAGAAGTAGAAATAGATAATACAGTAAGATACTTGGAATACCTAAGTGAAACATTTCCATGCACCATTGTTATGCTAGGTAATCATGAAGCTAGGGTAGGAAGGGAATTTTATAAGAATACTAACCCATCTTTACTCTTCCTAGTAGAAAATAATATCCTTAAAGTATTATCTAAACCCTTCAAGAATGTAATTGTAGTAGAACAACCTTATGTACAGATTAATGATGCTGTATTCGTACATGCAGAGAAGTTTTCAGCAGTAGACCTAAAAGCAGGTGTAGGTGTATATAACTTTCTTAACGAGTGGAAGGAATCACTTAACCTACAGGATTTTAGATTATGTGTTCAAAGTCATTGTTTGTCAGAAGATACAGAGGTACTTACAGAAGAAGGATGGAAAGGGTATAAGGATATATCTGATGAATCTAGAGTTCTCACTCTAAACACTAATAAAGATAAGCTAGAGTATAATAAAGTAAATAAAATATTCAAGTATAGTGATTATACAGAAATGATACAGTTTGGGGGAACCAATAGGTCTAGATTAGATATATTAGTGACACCAGAACATAGGATGATATACTCTAGAAAAGATGGGAAATATTTAGAGACAACTGCATCAAAATTTACTAGTGGAACTATTAGTATAGCTGGTGATTTTGAAGGAAAAGATGTTCCATACTCAGATAATTTTATAAGGTTTATTGGATTATTCATTGCTGAGGGGGGATTTACCAACGGTGATAGTAGTGGAATAAGAATATACCAAAGTAAGAATAATTGTAAGTATATAGAGGATTTATTAACTTCTCTTAAACTAGAGTATACTTTGTATACTAAGAAAATGAAAGGTAGAGAAGTAGCAGGGTATGAATCTAGGGATGATGAGAATGTGTACTACATAAAAGCATCTGGAATTAAAGAGTTTCACAGTATAATGAAGGGTGTTAAAGATATCCCTAAAGAACTGATGAGTATATCCGACAGGCAGTTTAAATTACTCCTTGAAGGTATGATGTTTGGGGATGGTCATTATAATGGTAAAGGAGGGCAATATTTTACTAGTAGTAAGTCTATTGCTGATCACCTACAAGAGTTGTGCATAAAACATAATATTAGAGCTACAGTGTCAAATAGGGGTAAATCACAAATAAGTAGCAAAGATAATTACTGTGTATCTTGGTGTAGTATCAAGGATGTGTACATAGATTCTCATAGGGGGTCAAAGAGAACTGTTCCTTATAGTGGTATGGTTTGGTGTGTTAATGTAGATAACGGAACAATAGTTACTAGAAGAAATGGGAAGGTTGCTATAGTAGGAAATACCCACATGCTAGGAAGTACCTACAGAGGATTTAAAGCTAAAATTATGGAAGGGGGTTGTGTTTGTAAGATACCTTCATATGCGGTAGATAAGACATATGCTAAACCTCAAAATAATGGGTATATTACCGTTGTACAGAATAAGGGGGTATCTGATTTTAACCTTTGTAGAGAATACATATTTGATACACCAGTGTATAATAGGGAGGATTTAAAGTGTACAAAATAGAAGGAAAGAGTAATAATGTTGTTGTGACAAAAGATGGTGAGGAAGTACCATATGAAACATTAGATATCATTATTAATCAAGACCATTCTGTATGCCTTATAGATTTTGAAAAAGAGGGGAGTATATCCTTTATAAATATCACTGGATTATTTAATATTATAGGTTCAGGTGAGTTTACTAATACTAGGATATTCTATCTAGATGAATTGGTAAGGGGTGTACAGGAAATATACATTATGATAAAGAAAGGGACTCACCCAATATTGGAATTAACAACAGTATTGATGCCTAATCTAGTAGAAGGAGTTAATGATGGGAAAGGAATTTAATAGCGTAAAGGATTCAGGTAGTAGAAGAGAGTTTGATACTGGTTCTAGAAGGGACAGGTCTACTGGTAAAGGATTACCAGTACTAATTCCACCATATCCCCTAAGAAGACTTGCAAAGCATTTTGAGAATGGGGCAGAAAAATATGGAAAATTTAATTGGGTGCTAGGTCAACCTCTTAGTGAATATATTAATAGCTGTCAAAGACACTTGTGGGCTGTAATAGAGGGATTAGATGATGAAGACCATGAGGCTGCTGTGATATGGAACATGTGTTGCTTTATGGAAACAAAGAGAAGAATAGAGAATGGTGAGTTACCCAAAGAATTAGATGATATGGTTTATACTGTAGAAGATGCTAGAAAAGTACAGGATAGGTATAGGAACATTCTCAAGGAAAACCTTGAGCCATTGACAATAACCATAAATAGTGGTACAATTGTAACATAGTACAAGTAAGGGGTATTGAGTTTGGAGTTACTTAGGACTGTTCTAGGGGAATATGAGTTTATTGAGGAAGGTTCTTCCCTTCCTCAAATTATTTCTGGGGTAAAACAGAATGGATTATGTAGTATAGACGTTGAAACTACTGGTCTTGATGTATTTGACCCTAGTTTTAAGTTACTCTTATTCCAAATAGAAACTGGTGGTAAAGCTTACGTAATAGATTGTAGGAAGGTAGATGTTACCCCTTTCAGGGAAATACTAGAGGATGGTAGCATAACTAAGTATGATCAGAATAGTAATATGGAAATTAGGGTATTCCTAAAACTATTCAATATTGAGATACATAATATATTTGATACCCTTCTTGCAGAATATTGTATTATTAATGGTCTAAGGAAAGACGGTAAAGACTTAGAAACATTAGCTCATAAATACTGTAATTATTCCCTCAATAAGGAAGTAACTAAAACATTCATTGGAATGCCAGATGATACACCATTTACCCCTGAGCAGATAAAGTATGCGGCAGAAGATGTATTAGTACTTCCTAAAATAGTATATAAGCAAAAGATGAAAATCACCCAGTATAATCTAGGTAAGGTGGTTGATCTTGAATTTAATGTTGCCTTACCTACTGCTAGGATAGAGTTGAATGGCTTATATCTTGATAAGGAGAAGTGGAAGACTGTTCTAGTTGAGCTAAAGAAGAAGATATTTAAGTATAATAATGAATTAAGGTCTATTCTTCCAGACCCTGAACCACCACCACCAAAACCAATAAGGTTGAAGAAAGATGGTACCCCATACAAGAATAATGCTGAACCAAAACCACCCCCAGTTTTAAATTTAAATAGTTGGCAACAAGTAACAGAATCTTTTAAAAAGATAGGTGTTGATCTTGAAGCCTGTTCTAAAAAATCCAGAGCAGGGATAACTGATGGTGACAATATAAAGTTTGCCCTAGTAGAGTATAAAAATGATCCTATTAAATTATCAGCTTTGAAAAGCTATGCTAATTATAAGAAGTATACACAAACAGATAAGTTCTTTGGGGAATCCTTACTAGAAAAGATTAAGTCAGATGGTAGAATACATGGTAACTTTAATCAAGCAGGAACTGATTCTTACAGATACTCAGCAAGCAATCCAAATTGTGAACAGATACAAAAGAAAGGTGAAGAGGGTAGGTTATTAAGATCATCTTTTGTTGCACCTAAAGGTAGTAAGATTGTGATTGGGGATTTTTCTCAGTTACATCTTAGAATTGTTTGTGATTATAGTGGTGACCCTGCTATGATGGATATATTCAAGGATGTAAAGGCTGATTTGCATAAAGCTACTGCCTCAATCATGTTTGGGGTTCCACTAGATAGAGTTACTAAAGAATTAAGAAATATTGCAAAAATTTTAAACTTCGGAATAATTTATGGTGCAGGTGCTAGAACACTATCTGATAATATAGGGTGCTCTCTTGAGGAAGCAAAGAAACATTTTGAAAAGTATAGAGAAACATTTAATGTACTTATCAGGTATATGGAAGAAGAGGGTGAGAAATCATTTGGAAGGGGATATGCTACCAATAAAATGAATGGTATAAGGTGGTTTCAAGAGGTAAAGAGAGAACAATTTATAGAAGAATGGGAATATAACTCTGCTGTAGCCCACTTAAAAAGGATAGGTGCAAACCATCCTATTATCTCTACAGATGCAGAAATGCTAAAACTATCCCTAGTAGAAATGGATAAGCGTTGTAAAGAATTAGGCTTTAAAGTTGTAAACCTAGTCCATGATGAATTAGTAATTGAAGCACCAGAAGAAACAGCAGTACAGACTGCTATACTACTTAAGAAGACTATGGTTTCAGTGGGTGAAAGATTTATTAAGAAAGTACCTGTTCTAGTAGATGTAAAGATAAGGGATTCATGGTACCATGAAAATTTAGACCAAACAGATAATGAATACAGACAGCAGTTAGGACTCTTTGACCCAGATGACTATAAGAAGGTAAAATAATATACTTTAGTTGAAGGTTTATTAAAAGGAGAGGAATGAAAAAATCAGTAAATGGAGAGGACTTCCCAATAATATTAAGCAGATATACCATTGATAAAGAATCACTTATAAGTATATCTAAAGATTATAATTGTAGTTCAACAACTATAGGTAGGTTGCTGGTAAAACTAGGAGTTACTTTAAGAACTTCTGGTGAACAAACTAGATTATTTGTAAAAAATAATGGTTCCCCTAATAAGGGTAGGTTTAAAGGCAAGACATATGATGAGATGTATGGTATTGAAAAAGCCCAAAAGTTAAGGGCAAGTAGGTTTAAGAATGTATGTAGGGATAACCTGCATGGTGCAGGAAATCATAATTGGAAAGGGGGAATTAGCCAAACATACTGTAATAAACTAGTACATAAATGTTGTTGTTCCATTTGTGGTAAAAAGGAAGGGTTACTAACACACCACATTAACGGGGATAGAAAATGTAATACTAAGAGTAATCTACAGGTTCTGTGTTATTCCTGTCATCAATTTATTCATGGTAAGTTCCTTAATACTAGCATGGGTAGAAAAGAGCTAGACTTGCTATTTATGAAATTAGCTAAGTATTATAGCACAAAATCAATGTGTAATAGTAGGAACATAGGGGCAGTACTCATAAAGTATATAAAAGATAAACCAAAGCTAATTGGTATAGGTTGGAATGACAGTATAATTAGCTATAAAGATCATCTAATTGAGGGTAAGTGCCCTAGGAGAGTTAAAGGTTTTAAATCAGGGGAGGGTATTCATCTATGTACAGCTTTACATGCTGAAGTATCAGCTATATGCTATGCTGCTAGAAAAGGAAATAGTACACTTAATTCAGTGCTATATTGTGATTGCCCTATGCCGTGTAAAGAATGTGCTATAAAAATATGTAGTGCAGGTATAAGAGAGGTATTTGTTACTGGACTAGAAGAATATAATCCTATAGGGGTGCATTCAAAGGATATA